CCACTTGTACCAACACTACCACTACTTCCACTTGAACCAGAAGAACCTGATGTACCAGTTGACCCAGATGTTCCTGTACTACCCGAAGAACCGCTACTTCCACTTGAACCTGATGACCCTGAAGTTCCTGATGAACCAGTTAATCCCGAAGAGCCTGAACTTCCACTAGACCCACTTGAGCCAGAAGTTCCAACACTACCGCTACTTCCACTTGAGCCAGAAGTACCTACACTACCACTTGAACCAGAACTTCCTGAAGTACCTGTTGACCCAGATGACCCTGAAGTTCCTGATGAACCACTTGTACCAGCACTTCCCGAAGTTCCAACCGAACCCGATGAACCACTAGAGCCCGAAGAACCACTACTACCTGATGTGCCACTTGAACCTGAAGAACCTGTTGACCCTGAACTTCCACTACTACCACTTGTTCCAGAAGAGCCAGTTAAACCTGAAGACCCAGAACTTCCACTACTACCCAAGAACCTGAAGTTCCTACCGAACCACTACTACCTGATGTTCCAGTACTCCCCGAACTTCCACTTGAGCCTGCACTACCTGATGAACCTGATGTTCCACTAGAACCCGATGAACCACTTGACCCAGTGCTACCTGAAGTACCACTAGACCCACTTGAGCCAGAAGTCCCAACACTACCGCTACTTCCAGATGAACCTGAACTTCCACTTGAACCAGAACTTCCTGAAGTACCTGTTGACCCAGATGTTCCAGAACTTCCTGTAGAACCCGATGAACCTGAACTACCCGATGAGCCACTTGTACCAGCACTTCCTGAAGTCCCAACCGAACCCGATGAACCACTTGAACCTGAAGAACCTGATGTTCCAACACTACCAGATGAACCAGAACTTCCTGAAGTACCAACAGAACCACTACTACCTGAGCTTCCACTTGTTCCCGAAGAACCAGTTAGACCTGAAGAGCCTGAACTTCCGCTACTTCCTGATGTTCCAGAACTTCCTGTAGAACCCGATGAACCTGAACTACCTGATGAACCACTTGTACCAGAAGTTCCAACACTTCCACTTGAACCAGATGAACCGCTAGAACCTGATGTTCCTGAAGACCCTGTTAAACCCGAAGAACCACTTGACCCTGAAGTACCAACACTACCTGATGTACCTGAAGAACCAGAACTACCACTAGAACCTGAACTTCCTGATGAACCAGAAGAACCACTACTACCACTAGTTCCTACACTACCAGATGAACCACTTGTACCACTAGAACCTGTACTTCCACTTGAGCCAGAACTTCCACTAGTACCTGTTGAGCCAGAACTTCCACTTGAACCAGAAGAACCCGATGTACCAACACTACCTGAACTACCACTAGAACCTGAACTTCCTGATGAACCACTAGAACCTGAAGTTCCAGATGTACCAGAAGAACCTGTTATTCCAGAACTTCCACTTGAACCTGACGAGCCTGAAGACCCTGATGTACCGACACTACCACTAGAACCAGACGTTCCACTTGAACCTGTACTTCCGGATGAACCTGAACTACCTGAGGTACCCACAGAACCTGATGTTCCTGAACTACCTGAACTACCTGATGTACCCGCAGAACCTGAAGAACCACTTGTCCCCGATGTACCTGAGCTACCACTATTACCTGAAGTTCCGCTAGTACCATTAGTACCGTCAACACCACTCAAACCTGAAGAACCCGATGTTCCAACACTACCTGAACTACCACTACTACCACTTGACCCCGCACTTCCTGAAGAGCCACTTGTACCAGCAGTTCCTGAAGTACCAACAGAACCAGAACTACCACTTGAACCCGAAGAACCTGATGTTCCAACACTACCAGAACTTCCTGAAGAGCCTGTACTTCCACTTGAACCTGATGTTCCTGCAGAACCAGAACTTCCTGAAGAGCCTGTGCTTCCACTTGAACCTGATGTTCCTGAACTACCTGTTATACCACTTGAACCTGAACTTCCTGAGGAACCAGAAGAACCTGATGTTCCCGAAGAGCCAGTTAGTCCTGAACTTCCACTACTACCACTAGACCCTGTACTTCCTGAAGAACCTGAACTACCAGAAGTTCCAGATGTACCAGTACTACCTGATGTCCCTGAAGAACCATTAACACCAGAACTTCCTGATGAACCTGTACTTCCACTACTTCCTGATGTCCCACTTGAACCTGAAGTTCCACTTGAACCTGAAGTTCCAGCAGAGCCAGAGCTACCACTTGAACCTGAGCTACCAGCACTTCCGCTTGAACCTGATGTTCCTGAGCTACCGCTTATTCCACTTGAGCCTGATGAACCAGCACTGCCACTTGAGCCTGATGAACCTGATGTTCCTGTACTACCTGATGACCCCGTACTTCCACTTGAACCAGAACTTCCAGATGTTCCAGATGAACCTGTTAAACCTGAACTACCCGATGAACCCGAAGAACCTGTGCTACCTGACGTTCCTGAACTACCACTAGTGCCTGAAGAACCTGTGCTACCTGACGTTCCGCTAGTACCTGAACTTCCAGTTAATCCACTACTTCCAGAACTTCCACTTGAACCTGATATTCCTGAACTTCCTGATGAACCCGTACTTCCACTTGAACCTGACGAACCAGCACTACCTGATGTACCAGAAGAACCTGTTAACCCACTTGAACCTGATGACCCTGATGAGCCTGAAGAACCCGAAGAACCCGAAGAACCCGAAGAACCCGATGTACCACTTGAACCTGTACTTCCTGAAGAACCACTTGAGCCCGAACTTCCTGATGTACCTGAACTACCAGTAATACCACTTGACCCACTAGAACCTGAAGAGCCTGATGTACCACTAGAGCCTGAAGACCCTGATGTTCCTGAAGTTCCAACACTTCCCGAAGAACCACTTGAACCTGAAGAACCAGATGTTCCTGAAGTTCCAACACTTCCCGAAGAACCACTTGAGCCCGATGAGCCACTTGAGCCTGAACTACCTGATGAGCCAGACGTACCTGAAGTTCCAGATGAACCTGAGCTACCTGAAGAACCACTTGTTCCTGATGAACCTGAGGTACCACTTGAACCTGAGGTTCCAGCACTACCACTACTTCCTGATGTTCCTGAACTACCACTTGTACCAGAACTTCCTGATTCACCTGATGAACCAGAACTTCCTGAAGAACCATCCGCTCCATTATGAATCCAAGAAAATGTATATGTGCTACCACTTGTTAAATTACCATTACAAGTAAAAGGTATGTCTAAAGTAATATCCCAATAAGGTCCATTATTAACTATAGTTAAAATTTTGTAAATACCTAATATAGGAAAATTACCAACTTCTTCAATCTGTAAATAAACTTCTTGACTTAAATTGATAGAATCTTGAATTGCGGTTAACCAATTATCATAATTAATATTATAAACATCATTATCTGCAATAGATATATAATTTACTGAACATAACTCATTAATGTTTGTTGCAAAAAACCCTTGGTTAGGGTCATTTGGGGTAACTATAGATGATGTCCATAACCATCTACCGCTATTAGCACCGTCATTACCACTATATCCACTTGAGCCAGATGTACCAGATGTCCCACTAGCACCATCAACACCGTTTATACCACTTGTTCCAGCACTACCACTTGAGCCAGAGCTACCCGATGTACCCGAACTTCCTGAAGAACCGGCGGAACCTGAACTCCCTGACGTACCGCTAGTACCATCACCACCTGAAACGGTAATACCTGTAACACTTACAACGGTACCATCACTATTATATAATTCTAAAGTGCTTGTACCTGAAAAGAACGTACCACCAGTTAATTCTGTTCCTTGAGCAAAAACTCTCCATCTCGCATCATTTCTTGATGTTCCACTAACACCTTCAATTGTTGAACCTGTCCAAGCGTTAATAAATGCCTGTCCTTCAGGTGTATTATTTTTTACAATTGTCTCATAAGATAATTGAGTAACAGAATTAGCACTTACCGCAGCGTCCCATAAATCGTTATAGTTGTCTATTTGAAATTGGTATGCCGTTTCAGTTTCATTAACCCAAACAATCATACCTAACCTTCTTCTACCTGATGAAAAATTATCAGAGTTAAGGGTTAAATAAGTCGGCATAAATGTACCATTACCAATTGTGATATTAATTGGGATAGTATTTGCACTAAGTTGTTGTTGTCCCTTCCCACTAAATGACAACCCTAAATTAGTAAGGTAAGCGGCTTCTTGCCAACCCCCAACATTTAAGACGTTAAAGTTGGTTCCGTATGGACTTGTTCTTGCTACACTGAAAGGTCCTGTTATTTGGGACGCACTTATTGGATTTTGATACGGTATTGCCATTTTGTTACTTACTAATAATTATCTTTTTTTAGGTTTTATATACCCCTTTGAAGTAGTAATTATTTTTATCAGGAAGTTTTGGTGGTAACAATCCGTCATTAGATAAGTATAAAATTCTATATGTTCCCGCAGGTATTGAACCACCTGAGGTTATAACATCCCCAACCGAAATTTTAGGGTCAGGAGTTGCTAAAATGTCAAAGTCACAAGGTTGTGACTGATAGCCCACATTTACACTCATATTATTCAAAGTTCCTCCGACACCATCAAGTGGTATCCAAATCGTATACATGTACTGTAAACTAGTATTAATATCACTATTATTAACTTCAATAGTTTCAAATGTGTATTGGTTAATCAAACATCCAAAACTATCTTTAATCGTACTTGGGAACTGATTTAAAGCACCTTTTAAGTTTGTAGGTTGTACAAAGTTTCCTGTTCCACCTGTAAATCCTGAGTATGATGCGTATTTGTTCATCATATAACTGTAATTTGGACTTGTTGGTAATGGAAGCGCTCCTGAATTACCCCATCCGTACCAACTAACATTAGTGTCAGGTGTTACACCATCCGCTAAGTAATACATATAACTTCCTAATCCAAACAACGAACCACCTGCAGAAGAATCTTGAGGTTCTGCAAATACGTAAGCATAATACAAAGGTTTTGTAATAGATGGTGTTGGAGTAAATGTTGGTGTTGTAGTAACTGTTGGTGTAACAGTTTGTGTAACACTTGGTGTAAGAGATATTGTTGGTGTAACACTTGGGGTAATTGATGGTGTCGGTGTTGGTGTCGCTGGTAGAGCCGGCGCATTACAACATGGTCTATCAATAATGTAAGGATTATTAGTCGGATAAGAGTAAGAATTTAAACTAAAACTACTTAAAACACTTATATATAATTTTTCAGGTAACGGTATGATAACAATCCCCTGAGATGACTGTTTTAAAAACTGAACTAAAAACTTACCTTCATTTTTTGTTTCTCTACTTGTGAATTGATAATTCACATAATAAGTAATATCTAAAGGATTTACTGTAGACGCACTTGTTGTAATATAACATTCTTTGGATGCAACAATATATTTTTTATTAACTTCGTCATATACCGAAATTAAAATTGTATTACCCGAAATATTTTCATCTAAACCAAAATCACTTCTTCCGTTTTTTGATACCTCAACTTGGAAAACTGGTAACGTTGAATTTTTCTTAATAAACCATTCCATATTAGATAGATACGTAACTATTACCAATTTTTATCGTTAGTTTTTCTCTGATTGGTAAAATGTAAGTTCCTGTATCAGTAATAAAAACAAACTCCCCTTCATAAAGACCTTCTCTACTTGTATCACTTGAAGTGAATTTATAATAAACATAATATTCTGTCTCAGCGTTTGGGTCAACAAATGTCTTCTCAACAAACCCTCCTTTCTTATTCAGAATCTTATATGCTCCCGTTTTAACATCTATCATGGAAAAGTAAATCAACGAGTTTTCGATTATTGACATGAACTCTGTTATGTCAGCAATACCATCTTTAACCACTTGCATTTTAAGAACAGGTAGTGTTGCACCTTTGTTAATAAAAAATTCCATTAATAGTTTTTTAAATAAATATCAAAAAATCAACATTCTTTCCTTAAATTACTATCATAATGTTCAAATCTATCATGTTCGGTAGGTGTGAGTAGTAAAATACCAGGTTTTAACTTACCTTTAATTGTGTTTTGGAAGTTGTGAGACATCAAAGTTTGTTCATATGGGTGTTGATATTTTGTCTCCAAATAACATTTATAACTCCCACTTTTAGAAAGAATAATTGGCCAGTTACATAAATAAATTTCCCCTGACGCATATGGAATACCCTTATGTGTTTTTATCTCGTTGAACTTTGTTTTTGGTGCGTTTGGGTCTAAACCATGTTGTGGTAATCTTGGGTTTTTTGGCCAATGTTGTTCTCTGAAATTTTGTGGGACATTATACCAACTCCATTGTGTACTATTATCACCATAAAATTCTGTGAAATTTAATTTTAGGAAATCAAAGTTTTCTTTATTAACTATCTCTAAACTTTTCTGATATAGATTACTTACATATCTATTAAACCCATTTCTACACACTTCATTTTTTTGTGAGTAAAAAAACATGTCGTCCTCAAAAAATAACATATAGTCCAACCCTGTTTCATCAAAATGTTCAGCAATCCATTGTCTTCCACCTGTAATACCTATATTATCTTTTTTAATATGTTCAAAATCATATTCTTTACAAAGTCTTAAATATTCTTCGGTTGTTGATAGGTCGGTTGAGTTATCCAATAAAAACTTTTTTGGTTTATCTAAAAAATCTCTATCGTATTCAATCATGGATTGAATTAATGTTTCAAATTGTTTTGGTGAATTAAATGTTATTACATATAACGCAACTTTATCAATATCTAAATCGTTTTGGATTTTAACAAACTCTGTCTTTTTAACTAAAACATCATCTTTTAAATTTTCGAAGAATTTTCCAAATAAACCGTTATAATCGATTTCAAAATAATTTATATATTCTTTTAACTTATAAACCATTATTGAAAATATTGATTCCTCAGTTCCCATGTACCCACTCGATAGTGTATCATTCAATAGATTATAATATTCACCATTCATCTGTGATATGGTTTCTTTCGGTCCACCAAAAAATCCTCCACGAGCAACTTTCTTTACATCATCTTCAGCCCATTCGTTAATCTTTGGGTATGAAAATCCGTGTATCTCATTATTAGCGTCATATGGGAAACAAACGAATGTAAACTTATCAATATACTTACTTAAATTATTTAAAACCTTATCGTGTGTGAAATATCCTGGATGAACTGTATTTGTAAGTCCAGCATCAATCCAAAATAAAAACTCTGAATTAAATCTGTCAAAAATCCTTGCGTCGTTTAACAAAAACATTTTAGACATAACAAGAGGATTATACATTTCTAATCTACCTTGTGTCGATTCTTTTAACCAACCTGATTGATTATACCATTCAGGGTTATTTCTAATTTCTTGTATCTTATTATAAAAGTCATTTTCAACAAACCAACTCTTATCTCTTAAAATAAATTGAGTATTACTTTGGTCTCTTCTTTCCCAAACAAAATCCTCTAATTCTTTTTCACCAAAAATTATTAAGTTTTCCTCAACCTTTAATAGTTGTTCAAATTTTTCTAAATAATGTGAAAAAGAACGAGACCAACCTTCTTCAAGGTTTTCTCTACCAATATTCCACAATCCTGTAACTAATGTAATATTACTCATTCTGTATCTCTAACTTTATAGATTATATAATCAACAAATTCACTTTCAAACATTTGTCCTATCTCTTCATAAAAAATAACATCTCCAAAAACATCTTCTTGAAACATCGGTAAATTATGTGTGTTTGGAATCACACCCATACATTTACCTACATTACCTCTTGTGAAATCTTTTAATTTCCAATTAACATCACCTAACCAATTGTGTTTGAATATGTATAACTTGTTTTTATCTTTAACACTTTCTTTAATTACTTTGAATGCTTCTTCAGTGTATCTATCATCATCATCGGCAAACATTATAAAATCACCTTCTAATGAATTAATGTTCTCATTAATTAATGGATGTCCGTATTTCCACTTTTGTTCCCCTTGATTTAATATATGATTAACTTTGAATTTAAACTCATATCTTGATAATACTTCTGAAACAAAGTCGTGATTAATATCAGAGATTATTGTAAAAATATCTGTTGGGTCTAATTGGTCTTTGAATGACTCAATTAATCTTGGCAGTGTTTCTCTCCCGATTGAAGTACAAACAATATTAAGACTAAACATAACATTTCTCCCTTACATATTTTGTTTCATCATAAATGTCTAAAATTTCTAAAAACGCTTTTTGTAAGTCTAACCAATCACCAAATTCAAAAGCGTGACATTCATCCGAATGTTTACCTGTAATAGCCGTGAGAACTTCTTGTTCACTAATAAGTTGGTTATGTGTTGTTAAGTATTGATTAAAAATGTCTAAATATCCATTTAAAATATGTCTAACTTTTTCTGATGTTCCACCGAATAGACATCCAGGAACAACCTTTAATTCAACACCAAATAGTTGATTGAATTTAGAAACTGTTTCATAGTTCATCACAATTGAATTACCTTTCAAATGAATAAACCCGTGTTGGTTTATTTTATCAACCACCTTATCCAAAAAGTTTTTTGAATTAATTAGTGGAGCCATATAATCTCTCCACCCATCATGACAAGACGTTCCAATCAAACCAGCATCAATCCAAAAGATATTATCACAATCATGTGATTCATCAATTAAGAATTTAAGTTTATTTAAAACAACTTCTAAATAATTGTTAACACAATAAATTCTATCATAGTTAATTCCACCCGATAATTCTTGAGTTCTAATTCTATCAATTAATTCACAAGTTTCAGAAGTATTTAATTCTTTAAATTTAAATTCAACATTTGGAAAATTAAATTCATACTTTAAATTGAACTTATCATATGAATTTTGGTCAGTATAAATTACGTAACGATATTCAGGATAAATTATGTTTTTAATTGTTGCAACCAATAATGAAAAATTTTTATATCTCTCACTATTAATTCCTTCAACATATTTTAATTCATAAATCGCCGAAATTATTTTAGTACCATTTGTCATGTTCTGCATATATTATATTTGATGCTTTATAAGCATTATTTTTTATTTCAATTCCATTCAATAATGCCGAGAAACACATCTCATCTATGTTACCAGCGGGTATGTTTCTTAAACCTTTTTCTTTTTTATATTCAATACACTTGTCCCAAGTATCTAAAAAACTATTAAACTTATCTTCATCAATACTCAAGTATTGAATACAATCTTCAGGCATAACCTCCAACTTATCTTTATCAACCTCATGATTGAAATACTTTTCATACTCAAGTAATCGTCTACCTAATTCACTATTGGTATGAACTTGTTCGTTAAAATTATATGTTACAGGCCCTGATAAACAATTTTCATCAAACGCCCCCAAAATCTTTTCTTGATTAAAAAAAGATGGGTTAACTCTCATATCACAATCAACTAATATGATTTTAGTAAAACCAATACTTAAAGCAGCTCTTAACGAATATCTTTTAACTGAAAAATCAAAGTCATAGTAGTTTTTAGCATACTCCAAATAATTTGGATTAAAATCATTAATGTTAAAAGTGTGGACAAATTCTTGATTATTAATCTTACTTGGGTCATCAGTAATGACAACCAAATTTGTTTTATAATCTGATTCTATGATATCACCAATAAATCTATTAACTTGGTTATAATATCTTTCACCAAAACAAAAAGTAGCAAATGTAAATTTCATATCTTATAAATTTCCTGTTATTCTATCACACCATCCTTTAGATTCCGAGTGTGGCCAAACCACCCAATATTTAGGTTTTGAATCAGTTAAGAACTCTCTCCAAACTTTACAATAACCATCAGGGTCTCTTAGCATTCTATCAACTTCACCTTTATCAGCATCTTGTCTGTAAATGGTTTCATCTAATTCATTATGGAACGCAACAACCCAAAAGTCATAATCCTTTTCAGGTACTTGAGTAAACCCAATATCAATACAATGTTTGAATACTGATGTAAATGATTTTAACCATTCTTCTTCTGAATTGAAGTTATTTGGATTAGGTGGATAACCTTTATCTAATGTATATTGTTGAACGGCTCTCTTTGAAAAGAGTAGTCCTGAATATTTTTCATAATCTCTTAAACTTCTAACTTTACCAAAACCATATTTTCCGTGATTCATATTTTCCTCACCATCCATACCAAATAGAGAACGATTTTTCTTGTGAGCAAAATTATTCTTATCCACCCATTGTTTATCGTCGTCCCATTGTTTGGTTCTACCTTTGCGAGTATATTCATGCCAAATCAAAACTTTGTGTGGGTGGAATAAATCATATCCGTGAGTGTAAGCTCTTGCGGCAATTGAAATCTCTTCTCCGTGAAAATAAAACTCAGGGTCGTGTTGAACTTCTTTAGCGAACTTACCAAGAGTAAAACAGAAGTGAGCGGAATAAAATCTTGCGGTAACAGGTTCAGTTAGATTTTGCCAACCAGGAATTGTTTCAGGTAAAAAGAAAACCGCACCTTCAGGAATAAATCTATCAAACGCCATTCTCCACGGCTCGTTAACACGTAAACTTGGGTCATTGTCAGGGTCAAATGATGAAACATATCCTGTCAATAAAGGTTTCTTATATCCTTTCTTTTGAAGTTGTTTAATCATCTTAATCATCTCATCATCCCAATCTTCAGCAAACCTCATGTGTGAGTCAATTTGAAGAGTGTAATTTTCCTTATCATACACTTGTTGTATTTGATTTCTCGCCCAACATGCTCCTCTAGATTCATAATAAGGAATATCAATTATTCTAAATCTTTCATCATCTCTATATTCATCTAAATTATCAAAATTATCATCGCGATGATACTGACGAGCAATACCGAAAACTAAGTTTTCAGGTCGTTTAGCATTTTCTAATGCAGATTTTATAGTTGGGATTAACTGTGGGTCTCTATAAGACGCAACTTGTATAAAAATTTTCATGTAAACGTTTTACCCAAAATGTATTAATTTTAAATAAAAATTAAAGAAATAAATTAATAAGTTTGAGCAGTTTGATATGTTTGTCTTGCAACAGTTGCAGTAAAGTTATTTACAGTATGTAGCGTAGTCCATGTTGTTCCATTATTACTACCCGCAATAGTCCATGATTTAGGGTCTCTACTTTCAGCATCATTTGCGGTAGCCCATCTATATCCATTAAATGTTTTAGCAGTTGAGAACTGAAATATAAAATTAGTAACATTTCCGTTTGAGACAAAGTTTAAATCTAATCCTTTTGTTGCCAAATTACCATCAATTAATTTTGAGGGTTCTTCACCTACAGGATTACTACCACCAGGATTTGTAACGGTAACACCCGTCATACTTTGGTCAACACCATTTAACCTAAAAACAAATTCAGCAGCCTGTACAGCATTAGCATCAGGTGGCGATGTCTTTGTTTGAGTTATTTGCCATCTATAATAAGTAAATGAACTAACATAAGATGTCCAATATCCTGATGAGTTCAACCATGTTTTAGCCGCGGATGCACTTGCAAATGTTTGTGGTGTTCCCGTAAAACTTGATACGTACTGAGACAAACTAATAAAGTTATTATCTGTCTTACCTGATGTTCTCCAAAAACCAATATAAGCAGGAACTCCAACAGGATTTGGTTGTGTTCCTGATGGAACAGTATGAGCAATCACATAACCCAAATCTTCATCAGGCCCATTCCACCATCTTAAACCTGTGGATGTAAACCCACTTGTTGGTGTACCAATAGCAATACTTCCGACTTGTTCTGTCCCTGATATTGTTGAACCTGTGTTATATGCGAAGGGTCTTGATGTTGCCATTTTATTTATAATCCATATTTTGATTTAGTATTATTATAGTTTGTTGTTACATCACTGGCGGTTAATCCTGTGGTATAAAAATAACAGGCACCTATTTTACCATTTAAATAAAGTGATGATATACCAGTACCAATGTAACCCAAATAAAGAGGGTTAGTTTCACTATATGTATCAGTACCATGAGCGGTTGTTATATATTCGGTATTATTAATATACACTTTGGTGGTATTAGCAGTTGAGGTAATTCGTGAAACAAATGTAAATAAATACCAAGTATTAATTGAAACGGTTAACGTAGAGTCGGATATTTTTTGAACCCCCGTTCCATTTGTAACTACCCTCACAACGCCAGCATTCGAGAATAACCCACCCCAATACCCATCAAATCCAAATGAACTGGATAGTTTTCCAAAGACCGGAACTTGTTGACCTGAACTAGGTAAAACGTCAAATTTAACCCAAACTTGTATTGTTCTTTGGGTTGTAGTATTTAAACTAAGATTAGCAGTATGAGGTATACTTATTGTATTACTAGTCCCATTTAAATCAAAAATACCTCCGTCAGTAGACAACCAAGTGGCACCATTTATAGTTGCGTTATTCCCATTCCCCGTTTCATCAGTCCAAGTACCACTAACATAATTAGTTGCATCTAACTTCATAAATAAATTACTACTAATTACCCCACCCTCACTTGTTGATGACGGAGTAATTGTTGGTGTTGGTGTAATTGTATTTGTTGGGGTTTGTGTTGGTGTTGGAGTATTAGTTTGAGTGTTAGTAGGTGTAATTGTTGGTGTTATTGAAGGTGTTGGAGTTTGAGTATTAGTTGGAGTTGGAGTAGGTGATGGTGAAATAAATCTTGATGAAAATGAATTAAAGTTTGTTAACACTTCTGTTGAACTTAAAACTCTATTGTAAGTCATTGCAATTGAAACTCTACCATTTAATAAATTACCTCCTGCGCCATAAGAACCAATCCTTGTAGAACCATTACCACTTACAGGTGTTTTTTGAGCAGTATATGTACTATCCTGAACACCATTAACATATAGAATGAAACCATTTGTTGTGTCAAAAGTAAGACATGCATTATACCAAACACCATTACTAAAACTTGTTGTTGAGGGATAAACACCATAATTACCCCAATTTGAGTGTCCACAGTATAATTTATTTGAACCTGCAAAATACATAAAGTGTCCACCCGTATCGCTACTTAATAAGTTGTTATCAGCAGTTGAGTTTAGGTAAAACCAAACGTTTTTAGTATATGCTGTTATTCCAACAGGAGTACCTGCAACGTTAACATATTGATTACTTCCGTTAAATGTAAGGTATCCATTATTACTTGAACTGAATGTCGGAGTATTAATTAATGTTCCGTTGTTACCACTAAAACTTAAATCATCCCATCGTGAACCACTTCTTGGATATGATGAAACATAACCAGCATCAAGTAATAATGTTAATCCATTAGTTACAATATCAGGATAATCAAGGTTAACACAAATAAGTCCTGTTTGACCTGTATACCATCCTAACGCTTCGTTAGCGGTACTAAATGTTTGACCTGCAAATCCTTGAGTAAACCCAATAAGTTCTGAGTCGTTTTGAGCAACCACTATGGATGGTCCGGCAACAGCCTTGTTTCCATACATGGTATAACCACCTGATGGTGGTATAATAGAATTCCAAAATCCTGTAACACTTGTTGGCCCGTATTCCGCACCTTCATTAATACCTAAAACCCAATCCTTAACTTTAATCGTATTAGGATGAAAGGACGTTGAGTATTTTATTTTATTTGGTGGTATTGGCATTATCTTGCAACTTCTGTTATTCTTAACCACATTGATGTAGCCCCATTTACTATTGTAATACTATCATCCGCAGAATCTCTACGACACGCAACAACTACTGATTTTGCAGTAGTGTTAGAGTTAGTATATCTTCCCGTTAATGGAAACAATACACCACTACGATTACCATTTACAGTACTTTGTTTTGAATATGTTATTTCACTACCATCAATTTTTATTCTAGAAAAATATGAGTCATTACCTGTACCACTAGCAAAACTATAATCCGCTAAATGATAATGTATCACTAAATAACTTGTAGAACTTAATGGTGTATAACTATAAGTAACAAAATCAGTATCCGAAGTACTGGTAGCAATAGTTGTAGTACTAACAGTTACCTCAGTATTACTCAAAATAATATCGTTAATTACCTGACCGGCTCTCCATGCATTAGCCTTTATAAATCCTGTAAATACCACATTACCTGAAGTGTCTACGGCCATCTTTACAGCCCCACCAGTTTCATTTAATTTATTTGTGATACGAACTAACTGTCCACTTAAAACATCAAATGAACCGTTCCAACTATCAATACCATAGTTTGAATTATTAGCATAATAAAACAAAACACCCGGAGTATCTGTACTATTATTATCAAGAATAACATCACCAGTAGCTGACCCCGCCCTTGTAAATGTTCCGTTACCAAGAGAGGTTACACCTGTAGTACTTATATTACCAGTAATAGTCGTGGAACCAATAATTGTTGTATCACCTGTTACCGCCAGTTTAATTCCATCAAAAGTCATTTTAGCTTGAGCAACCGCAGCGTTAGCTGTTCCATCAGATGTTAATATTCTATTACTACCCGGACTTGTAATTGTAGTAAATCCAGTACCTGATGTTCCAGCAGAACCTGAACTACCCGATGAACCTGATGTACCAGAACTACCTGACGTACCAGAGCTACCACTCGTTCCTGATGTACCCGAAGAACCTCTTGAACCTGATGTACCACTACTTCCACTTGACCCTGAAGAACCTGATGTTCCACTTATCCCATCTAAACCACTTGTTCCCGATGAACCACCATTACCTGAGGTACCACTACTTCCTGACGTTCCTGAAGAACCCGATGAACCACTACTACCACTAGTACCTGAACTACCCGAAGACCCTGATGTCCCACTACTTCCACTTGAGCCCGAACTTCCCGAAGAACCACTAGTTCCAGATGTACCTGAAGTTCCGTTAACACCACCTGTCTGATAATATGTATTACCACTAGTATCAACAACAACATAACGAGTATTTCCTGTTGAACTTGTAATTCCTGTAACAGTTAAACTACTTGTTGTTGTTCTACCTGAACCATTAAAATGAATTCTATCAATACCTGAACCATCTTGAATAACTAACACATTGTCGGCATCCGACGCACTACCTCTTCTAAAAGTAATTCCATCAAGAGTTGAGTTAGTTGTTATTTCTGGTTCAGATGAGTTGTTATATGCTTGTTGTAATGTAGTTGTCGCAACACCTCCCGCAGAACCTACAGTTTCACCAAATTTTGATGCAAAAAAGAATTGAGCTTTAGATGAATCACTTAAATCAGTTGCAGTACTTACAACTGATAAAACACCAATTAAAATACCATTACTTGTAAAATTACTAAACGTATTAAATTGTTCAGTTGCAAGACCAGCGATTGCTGCAGATAACTGATTATATTCTGTTTGACCATATTGAACTCTAAATTGACCATTTTGAACCAAATAAATTCTTTGGTTGGTTGCCTTTGTTCCTGTAAGAGGAGTAACAACTCCACCAACATCATAATTTAACGGGTCAATAAATGTTGTATTTGATGCGGTACCACCTGTTTGTGTTCGATATTGAAAAGTACAAGGACTTGTACCTGTAACATATAACGCGTTTGGAGTTAGTGTACTTGACGCAAAATTAATACCTAAACCATAAAGATATCCTGCACTTGTATTAAAACTTAAATTAACACCATTAGCTGACGGATATATTCCACCATTTATAAGATTAATAGGAACAAACATGTCCCTGAGTTGAGCTAATGGAGATAGTACAAAATCAGGTTGACTGAACGCGTTAATAATATTTGTTTTGTTTGCATGACCTAATTTACCTAAAAATATATTTTGTCTTCTTTGTTGTTCCGTTAGTTCAATATTTGATTGAGCAATAGTCGACCCACTTGTAAGATATACCCAAGTCTCAGTATCAGTATTAACATATATTGCAGTATGAGTACCACCACTATAATCAACATAATAGATTTGAGGACTTAATGGATTTGTTGTATCATCAACTATCCACCCTTTAACAGGTGCAACTCTAAACGTTGTTGTGGATACAATTGATAATCCTGTAAATACAAATACACCTGTTGAGTTATTAACAGTACTTCTATCTTGTCCTAAAATTACCCATTGAGAACCATTACTCACAAGTTGTGCGGCGTTTGTTTCACTTAGAATTAATAAAGTTTTATCGTCAATCTTTTCACTCCCATAGGGTAGAATAGTTACCGCACCTCCACCATTATTTTTGATAGCTAATAGTCGACCTTGAATACCAACTGCGGTTGGTAATTGTACATTAAAGGTACCACCAGTAATGTCCACCATATAATCTGAAGGTGTAATATTATATGTACTAGTAACGGTTTTTTGAGGAAATGTGATACCACCTGTAGATGTTATCCCACTAGTCTGAGTTAAACCTGTAACAGTTAAAGTACTAGCGGTTAATCCGCTTGTAAAATAAGTATTACCATAAACAGTTCCACCAGTTAATGGTAAGTAATCACCACTAACACCTCCACCACCTGGTATGGTAACTGTAACCGCAGGACCTCCTGTTGCATTAACACCTGAGCCAACAAAATCAATAGATGTTACCCCTGATGTTAATAAACTACCTTCGTTATAAATCGATATAGCGTTTCCTGATATACCACTACTTCCTGAACTACCAGAAGAACCCGGAGAACCTGTTGGACCTGAAGTACCCGATGTACCAGAACTTCCTGATGACCCACTACTACCTGATGAACCTGAACTACCATTTGTACCAGTACCTCCACCTCCACCATTAACAGGAATAACTGTAACAATCAAAGAAGGGATTGCCGGATGTAACGCAGTTGCCGCCTGAGCATATAAAGATATATTAGTATTATCTGTCGCCCACATTAATTCAACATATGTTCCAGCGGTAACTGTAACCAAGAAGTCCCAAGCCGCAACAACATATCTATTATTAGTTTGAACTGTAACTTGAGTATCAGTATAAGGAACGTCAACACCATTTTGCCTTAACCATATATCAACATCTTCACCCGAACCACCACCTCCATTATTACTTAATTGAACTGAAAATTGGATGTCATATGTTCCCGCACTTGCGAAAGTAATCTGACTACCCGAAACAATTGTGATACCACTAGCCTCAGCGACACTATTTAACCTCATTGGATAAGCGGTATTAATCAAAGAAGCGGTTTGTCCTGAAGTATCATAGAATGAACCATAAGCATTCGCTCCCGTAACACCACCTGACGAACCCGTTACAAACTTTCTCCATACCGCAGTAGTATATGTTGCCCCACTAACATCTTCAATAGTGTTAGCCGTCCAAGAATTAATAAACGACTGACCCGCAGCCGTTTTATTATTTATTGTTGTTCCAAAATTAGAAACCTGAGCACATCCCGTACTAGCAGTCGCAGCATTAAATAACGTCTCGTAATCATTAATATGGTATTGATAAACTTGGTCAACCTCATAAACATAAGCCAACATACCAAGTCGTCTTCTACCTGATGAGATGTTATCTGAAGCCAAAGTAATTACATCAGGTGACCAAGCATCTCCCGTTCCTTTTGTAAACTCAATAGGAATAGTATTACCCGAATATTCAATACTTCCCGTGGTACCTGATGGTATTGTATAATAGAGGTCAGATAAACTGAACACCTCCATGTAACCACCCGTATTATTAACACTGAAAGTAGTACCATACGTATTGTTTCTTGGTACAGTTTGTGTTCCATTTGCTTGGATAGATGATATTGGGTTTTTATATGGGAAACTCATTTACTATAATTATATATCAACCTTACTTCCTCTAAAATAAAGGTCGTAAGTATTATCCAATTCAAATGTATTTGATGGGTATGTAGTATAAACTCTATAAGTTGTTTTTGCAATAGTATTACCCGTATAAGTAAATGTATTAGTATAAATTGTCGGTTCCATCTTTACACTTGTAAAGACATTTGGATTTACAATTCCTAAATCAATCTCAATCTGATATTGGTTATTTGTTAAATTAGTCGGTATTATCCAAGTGTACCATGCTTTACATCCAATAGTATTTTCAGGTACTTTAACTGTTGGGAAATTATATCGAATATACGGATTACCATATGTATCAAATCCCCCACTTGTTCCTGGCACAATTTGTTTTATAATACTTGGAAACAATCCTGTTGTCCATCCCGAAAAATTAACATATTTATTCATGTCCAAATCAAATGTACTCGCTGAACTACTCGGTTGTGTAGTATTTGTAAACCCATAAAAACTTGAGCCAAGTGAGTTCATGTATGAACCAATACTTGATGAACCTGAATACGGTTCAATGAATAAATAAGCGTAAATAGGAGTTTCAGGTGTCACAGTTGGAGTAGGGGTTCTTGTAACAGTTGGAGTAATTGTCTGAGTTGGGGTATGAGATGGTGTAACTGTTTGTGTAGGTGTAATACTTGGTGTTATACTCGGTGTCGGTGTAAATGATGGAGTGATACTTGGTGTTGGAGTATTTGACGGAGTTAAAGAAATTGTTGGAGTAACACTTGGAGTAATACTTGGTGTTGGTGTTGGTGTTACACATATATATTCTTGTGTAAAAACACATCCTGTTGAATCAACTATTTTAATTAAAACTTTTGGTGCCGATGAATATGGACTCGGAATATTAAAACTAACAGATGGTGGAATATAATCATATATAGTTGTCACAGTTTGACAAGAATATTGAAATATATCACAAACTGAAATAACATAAGGAGGTGTTCCTCCCAAACTATCTATTGTTACTAAACTCATTTAATGATAAATAGTTTTTCAACTATTTTAAGTACGACAAGATATACTATAATCTATTCTTACAGATATAGTTAATACTTCATCTTTATAAACTTCAACACCACCAACAACATCTGATTCAATACTAATTGTATTTGTCAGTAAATTAACCTCGTAAGATTTAATATCAGGTATAGTATTGATTAAAGCGTCAATTGCCGTTTTAAATACTGTTACTGTCGGTGAATTAGATAAAGATGTTGTTGTAAAGAAAGTACCGGAATAAACCGTTCCGGCAAGTTCTATATCACAATTAAATTTAGCGTATTTAAGTTTACAATCTTCATGTCCTGTCGTTAATGACAAATACCCCTCATTTAACATTTTTGTAAAATTAAATATTGATGAAGGTAAATATGTTTTATCACCAATTGTATATTTGTAAGTTGAACTAGCGGTTCTTAATGGGTTACAACTAATATCAATTGATTTAGTTGTTTCACAATTACTTGTACCGCTAACAGTTAATACATAAGTACCCGCAGTTAAACCTGTAATATATGTACCACTTTGACCATTAACATTATCACTCCAAATAAAATTAAAAGGCCCAATACTTTCATTCAATAACACACTTATTGTCCCACCACTACCATTTATACAATCAGTGCCGTATAATGCAAATTGGTAAGGAGCTAAATAATCAATTGTAGTTGATGTAGTTTGAGTACATCCTGAAAGATTTTGAATGGTTACGTCGTAATCACCCGAAGGTAAATTAGTAAAGGTGTATGTTGTTGACGTTGTTGGGTATGAACTAGCCCCATTTGATAATGAATACGTATAAAATGTTGAAGATGTATAACTTGGAGTTACTGATATATTAATAGACCCATCATTAAGACCACAATAAGTACTGTTTCCTGTAATAGAAAAATTAAATGATGTATCATTTAATACTGTAATATTATTAGTATAAGTACAAGCACTACTACTATCATTAATTGTTAAAGTATATGTACCTGATTCTAAACTGTTAAATGTATTGGTTTGAAGTATCGAGGTATTAGTTGTTGTTACACCACTATTATTACTTAAAGAATAAATAAATGGAGGAGTACCACCTAATAATGTAACAGTTATTGACCCACTATTATATGAACATTGTGAGTTTGAAACTGTTTCAGAAACTAATGAAAAACTTCTTGGGACTAAAAAATCAACCTCCGTTGAAAAACTACATAACGAAACATCAGTTACTGTTAGAGTATAACTTCCTGACCCAATATTATTAAATGTTACAGATGTACCATATGTTGTAACTGAATCACCATTACTTAATAAGTAAAAATACGGAGCCGTTCCACCTGTAATATTAAATGTTATACTCCCGTCAGCATTAAAACAAGTCGGTGGTGTAGTAGTATAAGATATGAATGATATCGGTTCAGCATTTGTAATAGTTGTTGTTTTAGTTAAACTACATCCATTTGCGTCTATTACAGTTAAATTGTACGAGCCTTGAGTTAATCCAGTCACAAATGTATCACCAGTACCACCGACAGTAGGTGACCACTCATATATAAATGGTGAAACTCCAGTAATTCCTGTGACATAAATTTTACCACTTTGTTGTGAACAAGATGGATTGTTAATAACATAAAATTCAAAATCTAATGTATTTGGATTAGTATGTATTATGACCGACTCTGTTTCACAAGGACAATTACCGTCACCTGTAACTTCAGCATAATACATACCTTCAGATAAATTTAAAAAAGAATATGAAGTGTTAACTGAAGTTGCTGAAGCATAATAAACATAATCTTTATATAAATTAATTGTTGCACCAACAAAAGTACCCAATGGATTTTGAATCACACCATTTGTGGTACCTGTAGTAATAACTGTTAAATAAGCACTATCCGGTTGACAAGTTACAAATTCTGAAGTTTCAATGTAAGCAGTACTTGCAGAAACAATATTAAAATATATTGGCCCAATAACTTCATTTGTCGGGAATGTTGAAGCGGTAATACTAAACCCATAAGTACCCGCGCTTAATCCTGTAACAGAATAAGAACTCGTAGAAAAAGTTGAGGATGGTAATACGTTATTTTCCCAACCAATCGTATAAGGACTTGAACCAACTAAATTAATAAGTGCGGAACCTGATGATGTGTTTGAACAATCTCCCGTTAAATTTATTGTATAAATAGTATTTGCCATTATCCTTGTATCTGTATATTATATAATATGTTTATATCACTTATAACAACATCATCAAATCCGCATATTGTTGATATTAATTGTAATTGACTTGTATTACTATCATAAACTATTTGTACACCAGCATCATTATTAATTCCACTGTTTGCAAAATATACTAATCCTTGATTAATTGTGTTAACCCATTGTGTTTCTGTTGGTAGGATAGAAGTGTAATAGTAGGTTGGCCCATTATTATACTCAAATGTATATTCTTCACCTGTGTCAACGTGAGTTAATGTAAAACCAAATCCATAAGTTGCACTAACAATAGTATACCCTGCGGTAAACCCTTGTTCAGTAGCCAACTGTTGTGCAACAATATTTAAACCATCCCCAATATTTTGAATTGATGGTATATCAATATTAAACGTATATGAGTCACAACCATTAGTTTGTAAAGTTCCCGTTGTAACTGGCCCTACAACTTCTTGTAATACCAATTGACAACCTCTTTGCATTCGATAAATAAACTTCTGTCTATGGAATATTGAATTTTCAAACTTTGTTCCTGTATTCCAAATAGTTGTTGCTGGGACAAATTGTTCAATTAATTTAATCCAAAAATCACCTAATCCATTAATATACTCAATCATATTTTGATAACCAAAATTATCATTAGTTAATCCTGTATCTTGATACATTGTAAGGTATTTCCAAAATAGTGATTGTAATGTTGGATAACCACTTGTTTTTCCGTCGGATGAAAATTGTCGATTTCTAACATTTATCATGTTTAACCAAAATGTTTTATAAAACTCATAAAAAGTTTTATTTTGTGGTTGTGGGTTAATAAAAGTCCAATCAATACCACCTATCTGTGGATATGGTGTAGATAATCCTGTGTAAGGTATTGGGTAATTTTTGGTTGACGAAACATACCAAACATCATAAGCAAGAGCTTGAGCTGGATTTAAGAATATTTCAATATTCTTAACATTAAGTAATAACCTATCAGTTGATATTGGGTAATAAGCATTAAACAAATTATCAATATTTTTTCTTAATCCAACATCTTCATTAGTCCAACTCTTTTTATTATCCTGAACTTTTTTAAGATTAAATCCCATATCCATGAATGGGAAATTTCTAAATCTATCTAAGAATTTTTGACCATATGTGAATGGTTCTAAGCTAGTCTGAATGTTAACATTTTGTCCTGTATATACACTTGTATTATAATTAATTTCTTCAGGTGCTCTATGTTGTACTGTAGATTCAATCCAACCAGCACCTTTTTGGAAATAAAAACTTGGTCTACTTGTTGTTCCTTGAGTAAACGCAGGATTTACAGGATAACCCTCACTGTCAATAGGATAATCAGATAATGTTGTATTTGTCGGAATTGTAACACCTGATTGTGTAAATGCGGTATATGTTACCCCTTGGAAATTATACGTATTACCACTATTTAAAACCGTAAACTGTGGGGTATATGTTCCACCTGAAATTTGGGAATACAATAAATTAAATCTTTCAATATTAATGTTTGTATCCGCCAAATAAACGTTTTCATTAAATTCAACAAGAGCGTTAGGTGCTCCAATAAAACCCAATAAAAATTCAATCGCCTTTCTTGTACCTTTAGACCTATATAAATAAGATGAATTAAGAATTAAATTTCTAAAATATTGATTGTTTAAATCTTGTTTTGTTTGACTTGTAGAGTAAGCAGGAAACGCATTATCAGTTGTACCATAAACCGACTCTAAAAAGTCAGCATTTGCAATCGGTGACATTCTGATTGACCAACCAAGTGTTTGGGCTAAATTAGTTACTAAACCTGAAGGTATGTCATTTCCAATATTATAATTTACGGAATTAACATATTGTATACCATCAATATATTTTTTAGTCTCATCGAAACTTCTACCATAAATTTTTAAAGTCTTATCAACCTTCTCATCTACAGTATCAAATTCCTTTAACGCATTTGTTGTGTAAAATCTAGATACTAAATTTGTTTTATTTTCATCATAACTTGCACCTAATATCTGTAATTCAGATATATAATTTTCATATCCAAAAGAACTAATATCAATATTCCATACACCACCTAATGGCCAAGTAATTGAGCGTACAACATTTGAAATGTAACCATCATCCGATTCAGATGGTGTTTGATATTGGTACGTATATATTGGGTTAGAGTATCTATTTAATAACGCTTCTTCAATTTCTCCTAACTCAAGATTAAAAACTTCATTTACTATAGTATCATTTGGTCTAACAACAAAATTTTGAGAAAATGTTGTTAATCCACTAAATGGGTTACCTTTAACATATATTGTTAGGTCGGTTGAAAAATCAGAGGTTGTATCAATATAATTTAACTCATAACTTTGCCCGCTAAGAAATAATGAATAACTTCTAAATTGATTTGTTAAATTTCTATATTTTGAAACAGGAAATCCTAAACTACTAATAAAAACAGTGGCATTAATTCTATAATCAATATTAAAAGGATTACTTATTGTTTGCCAAGGAATAGTTAATACAGTTTCATCTAAATTACCATTATAACTAATATTAACCGCAGTATTTGCAGTTGTTGAACCTGATGTATAATTTCTTATTTCTAACGCCGCTGGAAAATAATTTAAGACATTATTAATCGCAACTTCTAATCGTTTACTTAATGAACCATAGGATACAAAATTTGTAACATCAGTTTCATCAAAATTTGGGTATAATCTGAAATTATTGTTATAAACAGATGCCGCTAATTCAGGTGTTAAATTTAAATCATCATTATTAAATAATGATGAAAATGTACCAGTTTCAAAATTTCTATTAACTTTTTCCGTAATACTTGTTGAAAATTCAAAAGTACCAAGCGTAAGTCCCCCACCATCAGTCAGTTGTAAACCAACAAGATTATCCGAAAAGTTTCTATTTTGTGGTGGACATTTATAAGTCGCCATTAAGCTGTGATATTATCAAAATTTTTAGTTGTATCAATATTACTTCCTCTATTTTGTCTAACCTCATATAACAACTCATTAAATTGACTTCTAATTTCATACAAATTGTATTGTTTGTAAATGTTGTTATTTGTGTCATAAATGGTGTATATACCATCTTCAATAGATTTAGTTTGATTACCATAAAGAGCAATTGCCAATGTTGAGATATCATTTTCAACAATTTCAACTTCAATCATTATTGGGTCAAAAAAAGTATTTGTTAAAATAATATTTTGTCCCGCAGCTCCAATATAAGGTGTTGCATTTGGTTTGTTTGAGGGTGATGAACTTGGTGAAACTGTACAAAATAAAAGATTAGTTTCACCATCACTATAAACCCATCTTTGTGCTTTATCTGATGTATTATTAGTATTTGCAACTACCGCCTCACAATAAAATGAAGAAGTAATTATTCTAAAAAAATTAGTATTTTTTGTACCATCACTATTCAAATATTCTATTCGATAACCCACCAATCCTTGTGGAACAAACCTGTTTAAAAATTCTTGGGGTACATTTGTTAAATCGATAATAATACCCTTAACATTTGGTAATGCTTGTAATACCCCACAATCAAGAATTTCAGTTCTAATTTGAACTGGTCTAATTAATAGGTTATAAATTCCAAGATTATTAAATTCTGAAGATGGTAATTTTAAATTATACATCCCACCTAAAATTTCATTTGTTTGCCCACCAATCGCAGGATTACTAAAATAAGGTTGTAACAACTCAAGAGCATCTAATTTTTTCAAGATGAAATTATTAGTGAAATCTCTTGATGGTGTATAATTCATTATTATTTCCACATCAGCTGGACTTACATCCGCCAATCTTACTGTTCCATAATTACCTGTTGCCATTTTTTACCTTATTAGTATAAATATTAATTTTTAATTTTATTGACTGTTTTGTATGTTGAAAAAATTATATCCGTAATTTACCAAATCCGACATTGTTGAAACTTCACCAATTCTTCTGAAGTTTTCCAACGCAGAGTTTTTACCTCGTTCAACAAAAACACTTGAAAATAATTGAGGTTGGTCTATTACATTCATAAGAACTTCATTCTTTGTAATAGCACTTTGAACTAACATATCTGAAGTTAATCCTGAAGAAGCCACAACAAAAATTGATGTCCCACCCGAAAAGTCAATATAGTCAGTATTGTTTATAGTATATCCTGTTTGTTGTGACGTTAAATAATTAACAACACCATACCCACCTCCAGGTAAATTAACCGTCTGCCCCACTTGGTATTGTGTCGGCCCATACAATGATAAATCCTCTAATCTTGACGTTGTTACCCCTGTAATAAAATAAGGTACTTGTCCATAGTATGAACCTATTTGATACGCAATTTCATTATATGAATCCGCAGTGTAAATAAAATTATATGTTTGAGGACTGGCACTCCAACTTCCACTTGTATTTGCAAAAGTCACAGTTCCATATGGATTTGAGTTGTCCACAGGTGAATAAGGAACATTAACTGTTTTTGTTGTCGTAACAGTCCCCCACATGTTTTCTTGTCTTAATGTAATGGTGTAACTTGTTGGGTTAGGTAAAGGATTTGCATAAGTGTGATTTATAAATTCAGGATAAAAAGAATTTATAACTTGTGAACTCCCATCACCCCAATCTATTGTATATGTTGAGTCAATTAAATAAACTGCACCCTCACTTGAGTTATTAAATAAACTAACAGTGTATGGACTTTCAGTTGACGCAGTAAATGAAAAGTTTGCAGAAATAACTTGTTGTGTAATATTCCCATCAAATCCATCATAGTAACCAATGTCTTGATACTTTTGTTTTAATAAAATAGGAAATGTAAGTCCTGTAAGTAATGATGTTCCACCAGTATTACCTTGTAATATACTTGTCAATCCAGTATATACTCCAAAAGTATACCCACTAGATGTTACTTGTACAATATCTGATTCTAAAAATTCAGGAGATATTTTAATTTTAATTATTTCCATTTTTATACTGTAGGTGGATTTTTATACTCATACCAATTATTCGTTGAAAGTGGATTTTGTGTATCAATATTATTTATTGTATATGTTTGTTGAGTAAAATTAAAATTAACTTCTCTCATAAAATAATCAGTCGTCAATCGATATGGTGTCGATGAATCGGTCTGTTTTTTTGTTGTAAATGTTGTAAAAGTTCCATCCGAACCATCAAAAAATTTAACAGTCATATACAATTTTGTTAAATTTAATATTTCAGGATTTTCAAACCAATAAAGGTAAAAACCTTCAGGATTAGTTAATGGGTTCAAACTATAACTAGGTATTGATAGTTTACCCGTTCCTTGATTATTTCCTAAATCAACATCTGTAGTATCATTTTTTTTGTTTAAAATAACAGTTAGAAAATTTCTTCTTCTTAAAGTATTTTGACTATCGTAGAAATCAATCTTGAAAAATGATTTCATAAATGCAGTTGTCTTATTTAAAACTTGAGGTTGTGTAAATCTTCCTGATTCAACATAACTATTTACCCAATCAGTATCACCACTGTTTTTAAAATTAAAAACATACTTAAAAGGATATGGATATGAAAATCTTGCGGTTTCATAATTTTCAGGTTCACCAATTATTTCAGTAATAATTTGTTCCTCATACAAATTAAGAGCATCTTCTCTATCCAAAAAGTCCCAATTCATATTGATTGGGATATTAATACCCTTATCAATATTTGTTTTTAATATTTTAAAATTATTCACAACCATCTGTAATTGGGTCGTTAACTTGTGTAGTGTTTATATTATTAACATTACTTCCTTCAGGTATTAATCTAAAAATGAAGTTTTCATGCACATAATGTTTGTTATTTAAAAAAGGTCTATCAACACCTCGTCCAATATCATCAATGAAACCATAAGGATATATATCTCTCCATCTGAAATCATTATTATAACTTGAGAAGAAAGCGTAAGTAGGTAAATTAACTAAAGGAAAATTTTGAGGATTACTTTCGTCACTTTGTTCTACATAATCAGAAAAAACTCTTATTTGAAACTTATAATGTGGTTTATAGTAATAACCTTCAGTATTTGGATTCGATTCACCAATAGGTGATGTTTTAAATATTTTTTGATTAAAATTTATTTTTTGGTAATATTCAGACAAAACAGTTTCAGTTTGTGTCATATCATTCCATTCACAAATATCCCCATCAAGAGTATCTCCAACATTATATGGTAAATTGTAATAAAATCTTAAAGTGGTACCACCAGGTGATGTTTTATCATAAAAACTAGTTTGAACGTTTGTTAACGCTAACGTGTTTGTATCGTTCCACCATGTATTTAAATTTGGCCCGAGATTAAACTCCCATCCCTGTTTTAACCCCACCCCATTAACAATTGGTTTATTAAAAAATCCAAAATATCCTCTGTTTACTACTGTAGTATAAAATTCAGTGACAGGTCTATTTAAATTATCTAAAAGGTTATTTATATCAACATCGTTTTTAAATGATAAGTTATAACTTTGTGAACCCTCTTTTATTGAAATTCTTGGACTCAAGTTTGGAGTTAATGCCTTTGACTCATATTTTGTATTTGTACCAAATGGATTATTTTCAAAACCTGTTTTTGTTAATTCTGATTCATTGTAACTTGTAATAACTTTGTGTCTTCTTACGTAATATTTTGATTTTGATTCAGGATTACCTTTAGTTGTAATTCGTTTCATTAATCCAATTGCACCATCATAAAAATTACCACAATCAGCATAACCTAAATTATATATTGTGAATATTCTATCTTGATTATTCGCATATGAATCACCTAAAGTATAAACATCAAAGGTATTATTAGTGTTACAAGAAATTGTTAATTCAACACTATCACCTTCACTTAAATTATGATTAAATGGACACGTAAATTGAATTACAGGTTTACCATTTATAAATTCATTACTTACTACAAATGGAATTCCATTCCCAATAATCCAATCAAAAGTATTACCATCATCTAATAAAATTTGTAATTGTTTTGTATAATCACTTTCAAAAGGATATGTTAGATAAAAAAACCAATTGTAAAACGTTGCCTCTAAAGTATTAAATGGTACATGTGGAGTTTGGTTATTTTGAATGGTTGTATATCCAGGAACATTATAATCCGTTCTTATAAACTCAAACTCATGATATTGTGGTAAACCAGCCCAAGCAATTTCAAAACTAGGGTCAGGATTACTATTTTGTAAAATTCTATACGTTTCAGGACTTATATAATATAAGTTCCTATTAATTGGTGAATACGGATTTGTAATTGGTTGTGTTAAACCAGAATAAGCATTTTCAAAAAGAAGGGTAAACTTACAAGTAAAATTAAAAATTGTTGATTGTTGCCTTTCGGTGTCAAACCTTAAAGCCAAATCAATTCCTAAATTTCTTTCATACTCGGTGAGTTCCTTTAGAGTACTATCCAAAGTAACATTAATTTTAGTATCAATGTCAGGAGCACTTGCATATCTTGCAGTACCTTTTAATATTTGAAAATTATCATTCAATTACTTCTTCTGTATTTACGTATTTTATTAAAAATCTATCTAACGCACTTCCACCTCTCTTTAAACCAAAATAGAAGTGGTTTGGCGCACCTACTAAAAATTGAGGATTAAAGTTTTGTGTCGGTATCGTATCTGTCGGTATATTATTTGAATCAAAGTTTATTAAAGTCCCTCTATAATTAGCCGCCAAGTTACCATCCACTTGGAAATATCGACTAGCGTTATTAAATCTATCTAATTTTTGGTACTTATATTGGAAAAATGAGTTATTAAACTCACCTGTTGAGTCAGGATAATTTGTAACCCAATTGTTATTTTGTGAACCAAAAATTGTCCCATAGTCCATTGGTTGTCCGTTTTCATTATTCATCTTAATTAATTTCCATAAATAAAATGGTACCTCTTGTGTCTTAACAGGAATTTCCGTAAAGTTGTATTGTGGAGGTGTATCAATTGTTGCCTGTGGATTCCATATAGTTCTTCTTGGTGAGATGTAATCCCTGTCTTGAGTATTTCCAGTCAATAACAAACCAAAGAATGGGAAATTATTTTCATCCCCCAAAATTACAGGTTGATAAATAGACGTTAAAGGTTGAGCGTAGTTTGAAACACTAAATGGTGAAATTCCAAACTCAGAATTTACTGATATCATTTGAGCGTAATCGGCATCAACTAAAGCAGGTACTGTACTACTATTATTATTTTCCCATCGTCTGTTTTTAAAAAATCCTCTTACAGTTGGGTCATCAGTACCTTCATTAACACCCGGAGTTGTCGGTATTAAAAATTGTAAAAAGTTAGGATTTACTAAACGACTTAAAATAAACAAATTAAGAATTTCAGAAACATTGTTATAACTCGTAGATTTAATTTTAGAAACAATGTAACCATCATAATCATCGTTATTAACTAATTCCTGAATAAAGTAAGCCTTTGGCCCTAAATCTAAAATTGTTGTAGGTGATTGTAAAAATTTATAATTACCAAAATCAATAGTATTACCAAAAGTTGTATTATTTTTACCGATAAATCCTTCAGTCACCGACCAAGGAGAACTTCTATAATAAAAGTTATTACTTGTTTCATGGAAATATATTGTATCTCTACAAAAAATACTGTACGGTCTATTATCAGTTCCTGTAAAAACTCTTTTATTATTAAACGGATACGCATATAATGTACCATTTATCCACTGATTAGAAAATGAATGTGAAAACACATTAAAACATACCGCATTATTAACTTTAACTCTTTGTGACCATTCAACAATTGACCTTATATCGTCAGGAATAGTCGCAATTAATTTTGATACCAAATTATAACATCCTGTACCGTAATTAAAGAATTTTTTATTACTTGAAGTTGGATTCATTAATTCTTCACAATCAGGTTTTATTGTAGGTACACCATTAATTAACTCATAACATTTTAACATTACCGCCTTTTCACAATCAGCAAGTGAATCCGCAACTTCAGCGTAAGGTAAAAATTGATTAGTACTGTCATTAATTGAAAATGCCTGTTGTGTTACATTAGTTAATTCTGATTGTTCACCAGTATCATCATATTGGAAAATTGCAAATGTCGGGTTTTGATGCATAAAATAACTATTACCACCATTGATAGATTCAGATGTTGACGTTGGTAACCTGTCAGTTCTAACTACAATTTTATTTTTATTAACAATATTAATGTTTGTAAATATTGAGTATCCATCAGTATTTGAATTGGCAAATGAGTTTGTACTATTGTATGATGGTGAAATAAAACCTTTATTAGATAAGTAAAACGCTCGACTACAAGGTTCGTTAGAACATGATTCACATGAATCATCATAAAGTCCACTAATTCCAAAATTTAAAAAGTAAAATGATTGACCTTCAAAGGTTGAGTAAGGTGAATAATATGCAAATGTTGTATCGGGGAAATTCCATCTATTAAAAGTAATAACCGTTGTAGTAGGTTTTGGTAGTACACAGTTTCCTTGCCCACTACCAGGACAATCATGACTAACATCAAAATAACCACCCATAAAATTAATGTTCAAGTTATTCCTAACATAACCCGCCGAAAAATCTAGGTATAACGGATTATAATCATTTGTTGAGAATTGTGGAGGTATTTGACCCGCCGCAGCACTTTGACCAAATGTTGTTCTATCAAATGATGAATAATAATTCATCATGTTAGTAGTATAAGGTGAAAATAAATTTTGAGTATATGAAAAAGCGTAACTATCATAAAACACAGTACCACCATATTGGTCAGCATCATTATTAGTACCCAATTGATTATGCCTCACACAATGATAAGTTGAATATAAATTTGGTTGTAATGGTACATTTAATTTATAATAACCCTCAATATAAAAATTAGGGTTATTGAAAGTTTGATTTATCGTAGGTAAAGAACCATTACCATTAACATATCCAGCCCCTCCATAAGGTTGGATTTGGAAAAATGGTTCCATATATATTCTTTGTTTAACTCTTGGTGAATGGACATCAACACCTCTCATTAAAATAACAATTTGATAATCATCAATATTTGTTATCAAATCACTTATACCCTCAATATTTTGAGGATTATCAAATCTCCTTACTCTTTGTCTATAACAACTAAATGTTTCATCCATAGTTGCCCATTCATAATGAGACATATTATAATTCCAAAAATCAGCAAATTTTGGAGCGTTATTATTTCCAAGTACGTCTGATGCAATTTGTTTATATTCTCCAATTGTCCAACCTGTTATTACTTGATAGTATTCAATATCTGATGGAAATCCTGTCGTTTTAGGTAAACTATCAAATCCTGATATATTATATGTTGTCATCATCTGACCAGCCGTTTGAGGATTTGTCCATCTTATATTAACATGTGATAAATTACTAGTAGTACCAGTCGCATATATCTCTCTTTGTTCTGAAAAATAATTTGGGTCATTAGACATGTCCCTATCTTGGAATGAGACTATTTTACCAGTTTCTAATGGAGAAGCTGTCGGGTCAATCAACAATACCGTAAAATTATCCATATGGTATTTTGTTTGAGGATTGTTCAAATCAGGCTCAATTGACACTATCATTCTTGTTGAGCCGTAAAACAGATTAAAATTACCAAAATCAGTTTCAATATCAATACCCGTAAAATATCTTCCCTTATTGTTCCAAGAATTTAAAACTTCAGAGAAAGGTATATTAGTTGAAAAATGGTTGTTTGAAATTTGTTTAATGTCAGTTTCATTATTATTAACCTCAACTTCAACCTCAATGTCTGAGGTCACAATTGGAAATCTATCATATAAAAAGTATTGATTTGGATTTACATTTCCTGCATAAATCCCTGAAACATAGTCAGATTCAATATTATCACTTTGATATATACTAAAATCTGTTGAGTCAATTAAAATACTTGTATTTAATAATGTAAATAAATTAGGTTGTCCAATCGCATCAAAATTGGCTCTTTGGTCATCTAATCGACAATTACATCTTTCACATCCATCTTCAGTATAAAGTAATAATGGTAATCCAAGATTTTTAAAAGGATTACCCGCAAATAAACTAGACACATCTATAGGTGTTAAACATGGTCTTTCAGGTCTACCTAATCTTCGTCTTATCCAATTTAATCCAATACATATACCACGTACAACACTCTGTATTAATACGATAATACCCGCCAAAATTGGGCCAACAACTAACCATAAAAATCCTAAAATGTGAGCAATAATCATTAAAATCATTGCAATATATCTAAAAATTTCAAAGAATATGTTATATACTATATATGTAAAATTAACTCTAAAAAACGCATCATTAGTTGGGAATTTATTATATTCCCCAGTACATTTATCATCTAAAATATTTTTAATACCTGTTGTATTCCAAGGTCTCCTTTCCGAAACATATCTATCCATCAACTGACTGACAGTATAAACTTTATTATACTGAAGTTCCATAAATGTGTCTTCACAATTTATTGCCGCTGATATATTCGCATAGTCAGTCCAATCTAAACTAAATGCATATGATTGTTCAAGTAAAAATCTATCCTCATCAATTTTCAAAAAGTTAATAATAGCGTCCGAGCCATTGTCTATCCTATCATAAACAAAATATAAAGATGCAAAATCTTCTGGATATATATTTTGTGAAAGATATTGAGTACCGTTTGAATAGAATATTTGGAAGTTTTCGACGTTTAATGTATTAGTTAGTCTATACACCTTATTAGTTTCAAATTCATTTAAATATTCTGATAAGTAAACATATTCCCCATTTTCGTTAGGGGAATTTGATGGGATATTTACAGATACAGGTATTCCTATTTGTTGATTAAAATTACTATCTAAATAAGGGTCGTCTGAATTAGTCCATCCATATTCTTTAATATTTGGAACTAAGAAATAAGCTCTTTTAGTACTTTCAGAAAGTTCAGGCCCTTGTTCCCATTTTACCTTAAATCTATACTTACCTTTTGTCGGTATACCAACTTCAGGATTTTGAGTTATTTGTTGATTACCCTCTTCATCGGTATACACATAGTCAAGATTCATTGGAACCTCTAATAGCCAAGTTCCATTCTCATCAATTACTTTACCTCCATTTTCTAACTCAACTGTTTCTAATATAGGTAACCCATCACTATCAGTTCTATAACTTTGTCTAATCGCCAATATTTGTCCTGGCCCTGAAGTTAAGTCACACAAGTCACCCATAGTTTTTGGGATTTTACATTTGTCGTAAACGTTGTTATAACCTAATTTAGTTTCATCAACTGTAGAAACCAATGAACCCATAAAAACTGCAGTAGGTGAAATAGTAACTTGAGCTTCAGCAGTTAAGTCAAAGTCAGTTCTTGCAATATAATAATCACAAGTTTCTTGTTCACCATAAAATGGTGCAACTTGTACTGTTTTTGATATTGTTACAATTTGTGGTAATTCACTATAATTTTCAGAAAACTTAAACTGTGCTCCGTTGACTTGTGATTCGGTTGCTCTACCAATTCTAATTAAATCCGCCGGTGTAAATGAAAACTCACCAATATCAGACAAGTCAACTTGCATGAATAAAGTGTGTTGTCCGGGTGGTACACCTAAAATCATAAAGTCACCTGAACCATTTGTGGTAACAACAAACTTAAAATACTTGTCGTAAACCTGAATTACTGACTTATTAGTTAAAGCATCATTTCTATCAGGAAAAGTCCCAACAGGAATGTGTCCTGTGTAAGAGGGTGTGTAAGGTAATAAATTGTATTTGTAACCATCTTCATTAACGTCATTAATTGTTCTGTATGGGTATAATGTACTAATTACAGTATCATTGATGTCTGCCTCATCTAAAGCAATAAAAATAGATATTTTAGCGTTAGGTAGACCAAATCCGTTATTACAGAAAACTCTACCAACAACTACTCCGTAGTCCGCACAAGCTCTAATGTAAGTGTCGTTTGGATTAATTGATAATGATAATAATTCAAGTGTATCAAAATTTTGTTCAAGTTTTACCTGAATTACTTTATCAATCCCTAACTCTGTTCTAATTCTATAAGATGAAGACATGTGTGTTTTTTAATAAATAGTTTACACACGATTTTCAAAAAATAAATGATGTTAACTGAAATTAACTGTTGTTAGATTTTTAATCGACACTTTAATGTCTTTATCAGGGAATCTAACATTAAAAATCTGATTTGGTTCAGCGTAAATAGTATCCTCTATAACCTTAATTTCTTTTGTTGTTGTATTAGAATATGATTGAGAAACTTGTGATGATGAATATAATCCACCAACTCGGTTATAAACATTTATAGATGCAACAGTAATAACACCTTCCTCACTTTGTATTAATGCTCTCAATTGTGATATATAAAGATTTTCACCCATACCTCGATTACTTGGACTCATATAGGTATTAATCTTTGATATAATATTTGAAATTACAACGCCCTGATTTTGTGAACTATTAAGAACAATAAAAATATCAAATGCTAAATCAATAACTTGAGCCGGAAGAACCTGAATATAATCATTCATCATTCTGTAATTTGACAAATAGGTAGCAATGTTAGTTTTTAATGTATTAGAAATTGTTTCAGTCAATGCTCCATTTGAATCATAGGATAAAATCTGAACATTTATTTTATTATCGACTTCAGTAATCGCAACTTTTGCAGGTGCTCCAAATCTTGAAGGCATTTTTCTAATTATAGCCTCGTAGTCATTAATCGTTACTGCTCTGTTTTGTGCCGCAAAGTTAAATGTGATTAAATTTCTAATTTCTTCAATACTTGGATAATTTGCCCCTCCAATCGCAGGTAATACATTATTACAAGATAAAGAATTAATTACCGCAGTAACTTTATTTTGGTCACTACCATATACATTAAAGTTTACAGTTCCAAGTTGAGTAATTGAGCCTGGCCCAAGATTACTCACCAATCCACCTCCAACACGATACTGAACAAATAATGTGGAATTACCTTTAAGAGTTGAACCTAAAGAATAGTTATTTTGATATTTTGAAATATCTAAAGGAGTTCCATTAGTGGTAAATTGTCTTAGTAATTCATCTGAAGATGTGTTTCCTCCACCAAAAGTTAATTTTAAAAATCCTTGTGGAGTATATTCAGTAATAAACTTTTGATTTGTTTTATAATAACGACCAACTTTAACACCTGTTTCATCCTGTGGTTTTGTTGGGTCTTCAATAAAAATACTATCTTGAGCTAAAGCTTCAACTTCAAACCATTTGTTAGTTAAGTTTGTAGTATCCATAAACTCTTGAGCTGAAGGAATATTGTTGTAATTCGTACCATCTTTTAGAATAACACCTGTTACACCTAATACATTTTTTTCAGGTAAGAAAAATTCAAAAAATGGTCTTGTTTCAGGAGTATTAATAACTCTTTTGAATACTTTTGTAATACCATTAATAACAACTTCTCTTTTTGTAATTGTATAGTTAATTAATATATTGTTAGCATCAAAGTTAGGAATTACAGTTCTATTAACAATCCCTTCACTATTAAAGTCATTACCAAAATCAACATCGTATAAAGTTTCAAAAGTTTGTCCAGCACCAATCACCTGACTACCTTTAGCTAAAATTCCAAAATAAGCAGAGTCTGGTGGTTGTAATGTACCTGTGCTAGATTGTACTGCCGGAGCGTCACCAAATGGTGGAACTTGTACTGAGAAATCAACCAATGAAATTGAAGGTCTCATTCCAGGAATTTTTAAACCATAGGTTCGAGCAATATTATAAAGTGAACTTGGTTGTTGTGCAAATTGTAAAACAGTTTCTTGTAAACTTCTATCAATGTGATAATTTAAGTTATCGGTAACCGCAGCATTTAAATCAAGTAAAACAGAAAAAACAGATGCATCATTTACGTTTTGAATTAAATCAGGATAATAAGTTCTAACATAGTTTATTAACTCTAATCTAATTGCCTGAAAATCTCTTGTAGTATATGATATCATAGTTTTATATATTAATAATTACAAACCCCGGTGTATTAAATACATTATTTGTAATATTATAATTTATTCTTACTTTAGCAGTGTACTCAACTTCAGGAGTGTTAGTAAAATTAAATTCAGTCGCCGACTCATTATTAATTTGTAAAGTATCTTGAGTAGCGACCGCAGGTTCAATTTTAACTGAAGTAATAGTTAATCCTGGTATGTAAGTCTCAACCGCTTCTTTTATTTCTGTTTCTATTTGGTCAAAAGTAGGACTATCAAGTGGTTCAAAAATAAACTCATATAATCTTGTCCCAAAGTTTGGCATAAAGTATCTACTACCCTTTCTTGTAAGTAATAAATGTATTAAACTACTTCTAATTTCTTCTTCACTTGTGTCCGATAAATCCAAAAATTTACCATTTAATGAATCTTTAAAAGGAAAAGTAATACCGTATGTTACACCATTTGCCATATCAAATAAATACTGAAAAATTAAATTTATATCAAAACAATAATTTTACCCTCAATAGTTTTTGGAGTTTCATTATCATATTCAAATTCTACAAATTCTTGTTTAAGTAGATATTCGTTTATAAAATCATTAATAGGGTAATAACTTATACAATCAATTATTGGTTTCCCTTTGGGGGAGTACCTATAATAACCAATTTCATAATCCCATATCGTCAATAAATTTTTTGTGGGATTTTTTGTAAGAAGATTTGCTTTCGTCATAAACATCAGTAGTGTACTGCCAATTCCAATATAGTTTCTTATTAGGTTCAAATCCATAGAACTCATGTACTTTCATTTGAGTTTTAGTTACATCCTCACCATTCCAGTTCTGACCAACACAGATAAACCCTGTCTCAATACCTTCAACAATATTTTTCTCACCTAAAGTAGCATGTCTATTCTCAATCCAAGTTAATCTTTCAATTAAATTTTGGTAGAACATATTTGCCTGTCCCCATCTTACAGAACTAAAAAATACTACAGCGTCTGCTTCAAAAAGTTCTTTAGAAATTTTCCAAAGTTCATCTGTCTTATTATTTAAACTAGCCCAACATCTATGATATCCTGAAGGATTTTTTTTATCATCTTTAAGTAAAGATTTTAAAATACCACAACTATTACCTTCTTCCCTTGACACATTCCCTTCACAAGGAAATATTTTTAATTCAGAAACATCAATAAAAACTGACTTATCACCAAGTTCTTCATTTAAGTACATTGCTAAGATTTTAGATTTAGGAACATCTATATTTTTCTCATCCCAATTATATCTATTTGAACAACTTAATAATAAAACTTTCTTTTTCTTTTTTAGAATGTCTAAAGTTTGTTTTAACTTTTTTTCACCCCCCTCTTGAACCATGTTCTCTGAGAGCATCATTTTTCTTATTTTTTGAATTTCTTCTTGTATGATATTAGACATAATAATAAATACCTCTTTAAATAAAAAATCCCGACCTAGCTCGGGATAACACATCGGATATTGTTAATTATTATGATGAACAACCAAAACAATCAAATTCACTATTTTCAGGTTTTGGTGGTAAATTCATATAACTATAATCTACTTTTGGAGGTTCAGGGGTTGGTTTTGGTTTGTTAATTTTTGATACGTCCATAGCCAAGTGTTTAGCTCCCGTTGAGATTGCTCTTGTTCTAACGTAGTAACAAAGTGTTTTCAATCCTTTTTCCCATCCGTAAAAATGTGATGATGAAATCTTAGACAATGTTGGGTTTGACATGTATATATTCATTGATTGTGATTGGTCAATAAATGGAGCTCTATCTGCCGCCATCTCAATCAATTCTCTTTGTGAAATCTCCCAAATTGTTTTGTATTTCTTAATTAAATGTTCAGTTCTTTTAACTTTGAAGTTATATCTCTTATCTTCTTGGTCAAGGTAGTTATTGAAATTAATGTTTTGAATTGAACCTTCGTTCATAATGATTTCATTCTTTAAGTCCTCAGACCAAATTCCAATCTTTTCAAAATCACTAATCAAATACTTGTTAACAATCATAATCTCACCACCAACTACACGTCTGTTAAAGATTGCTGAGTGAGCTGGTTCTGTCATTTCATATGAACCTGTAATCTTTGCCGACGATGCCACAGGCATTTGAGCGGTAAATAATGAGTTACAAACTCCATACTTACTAACATTCTCTTTCAGAGTTGACCATGGCCATCTTCCTGATAATTCATTTTCGTTTAATCCCCACATATCAAATTGGAATACTCCTTGTGACATTGGTGACCCTTTAAAGTAAGCATACGGTTCATACTTACCATCCATACACAATCTGTTACTTTCAGTGATTGCCGCAAAATAGATTGTTTCAAAAATTTCTTTGTTCAATTTACGAGCTTCTTCAGATGTGAAGATGTAATCCATTAAATAAAATACGTCAGCAAGACCTTGTGTACCAATAGCGATTGCTCTTTGTAGTAATCCACCAGTATGACCTTTTTCAGTTGAGTAATTATTGATATTAACAACTTTGTTCAATGCTCTTACAACCTTACGGGTTTCGTCATATAATCCTTGGAAATCAAACTCACCATCTTTTACATAGTTCTTTAATACCATAGATGATAAAGTACAAATAGCAGTAGTTTTCTCATCTGTGTATTGATAGATTTCATTACAAAGATTTGATTGTTTGATAACACCAATGTTCTGATGGTTTGTCTTTCTGTTAGCACTATCTTTAGAACATAGATATGGAACACCTGTTTCAACTTGTGATTCAATAATCTTATTCCAAATTTCCTGAGCCTTAACTTTCTTACCAAGACCTAACTCAACTGCTTTGTTGTAGTTAGATTCGTACTCATCACCATAACTTTCTTGTAATGGTTTGATACCCGCCTTAATAATATCGTTAGGACAAAACAAATACCAATCGTCATTGTTCTTAACTGCGTTCATAAAGTTGTCAGGAATCCAAAGTGCGGTAAACAAATCACGAGCTCTTAATTCTTCAGCACCTGTGTTCTTTTTAATCTCCAATAGGTCAAAGATATCTTTATGCCAAGGTTCTAAGTAAATCGCCGCAGAACCAGGTCTACGTCCTTGTTGATTAAAGAAACGAAGTGACTCATTTACAATTTTTAAATACTTTAAAAGCCCACCCGCATATCCACCTGAAGATGAAATACGACTCTCCTTACTACGAATATTAGACATTGATAGTCCAATACCCGCAGCGTCAGATGAATAGGTTGAGATATCTCTCATGGTGTTTAACAAACCTTCTCTTGAATCCGAATCATTGTAATGAAGAACACAAGAAGCAAGTTGTGGTGTTTTAGTACCAGCGTTAATCATGATTGGTGTTGCCGGAGATATTCTTTGTGTTGATAAAGCTTGGTAGTACTCAACCGCTTCCTCAAATGTATTAGTTACCCAAAGAGCAACTCTCATATACATGTGTTGTGGTCTTTCAACTACTTTACCTTCCGACAATTTCAAAAGATACATTTCAGAAAGTGACCTCCAAGCAAAATAGTCGAAGTTATAATCATTATCGTGATTGATAACTCCATCAATTTTATCAGGTCCGTAAGACTCAATAATTTCAATTAATTTATCATTGATGATACCTTCACCATGTAACAAATTCATTGTGTTTGAAAAACTTGGGTCAGTTTCTTTATGATAAGATGAAATAGCAACTGAAGAAGCTAATCTTGAGTAATCGTGATGACTACCTGTAAATGCCGCAGCAATTTCATAGATTAACTTATCTAATTCTTTTGTTGTAATAATACCTTCAGTTGGTACTGAAGTGATAACTTTAATAAAGATTTCATCGGAGTTGACACTCAACCCCTTTGAAGCTCTTTTAATACGGTTATAAATTTTTTGTGGATTAAATGACGCATCATCTCCACCTCTCTTTTTAATTTTAAGTGACATCATAGTTCTATAAAAATAATAAATTAGAAATCGTCAGTAAAGGACAATGTTTCATTCAATTTAGCTTTTTGGTATTCAACAGTTCTTGACTCGAAGAAATTACCTTTTGTTTCAACCGCAATTTGTTCCATGAACTTAAATGGTTGTTCAACATTAAATTGTTTTTTACATCCAAACTTTACCAATAGACCATCAACAACAAACTCAAGATATTGTTTCATTAAGTTTTGGTTCATACCAATTAAAGAAACAGGTAGTGATTCAGTGATGAATTCTTTTTCAATCTCAAGAGCTGAAAGTAGAATTTCTTTAATTCTTTTTTCACTTGGTTTGTTTTCAACGTGATTGTTTAACAAGTGAATTGCGAAGTCACAGTGTAGGTTTTCATCTTTGAAAATCAAAGCGTTAGCATTACACAATCCTTGCATAATACCTCTTGATTTTAACCAAAAGATAGAACAGAATGAACCTGAAAAAAAGATACCTTCAACTGCCGCAAACGCAACCAATCTTTCTTGAAACGATGCATTTTCAATCCAATCCAAAGCCCATTTAGCCTTTTTCTGAACCGCAGGTAAATTATCTAACGCAGTGAAACATTTATTCTTTTCTTCTTCATTTGATACGTAAGTATCAATAAGAAGAGAATACATTAAACTATGAATGTTCTCCATAGCAAGTTGCATACCATAGAAAAATTTAGCTTCAGGATATTGTACTTCTCTATAGAAATTTTCAGCTAAGTTTTCATTTACGATACCATCTGATGCTGCGAAAAACGATAAAATATTTTTTACAAAATATTGTTCATTTTCTGATAAGTTTTCCCAGTCACGTAGGTCACCGCTTAAATCAATTTCTTCTGCCGTCCAAAACGCGGCTTGATGCATTTTATAATATTCCCAAATATCGTTGTATTGTATTGGAAAGATTACAAAACGATTTGGATTTTCTACTAAAATTTTTTCCATTTTTTGTTCCATATTGTTTTAATAATTATACTGTTTGTTGTTTTCTTTTCTCCATAATTTCTTTAATCCTGTTTCTATTTCTTTCTTCCTTTTGTTCCTCAAGTCCTAAGAATGTTGTAGTACTTTCTGTGTCAATTTCTAACATTTCATTATTGAACTTACAGTTTTCAAATACCACCCCGTCTTTACCAATTCTTGACTTTGTAATCGCAATAGTCGCAAGATTCAATTCTTTTTGTTGTAGTGATTTTGCCACCGTGATGATGACGTGTCCTACTTGAGCTTTCTTAATAGAACCACCCATTTGGTCAGTTGTTACTACATCAGATGAAATAGAACTTCTATTACCCTGTGTCGCTGTCCAACCTGCAATGTCCAATTCATGACACATTGATTCAAATGCTCTCATAACTGAACCTTCAGATTTCCATTCGTCTTCCATCATTTTCTCAGGTGTAACACAATCAATATAGTCTAAAATAACCATATCAATCTTTGTCCCATCAGCAATCATTTTTCTAATCTGATTTTTAATCTGATTCATAGTTAATGTGTCAGAAGGTAACTTCTTCATTACTAATTTGTTTGGCATTGTTTCTTTAATTTCAGCAACCTTTGCCAACACTGTTTCTTTATGATTACTTAATTCATCAGGTGCAATACCTGTCCAACATGTAAAATGTTTTCTTTGAATAATCTTATAATTATCCTCAAAGAAGATTTGTAAAACATTAAATCCTAAATTAAAAGCGTGATTAGCAATCTTTGTTGTTAATGTTGATTTACCAACACCTGTGGGTGCTAATATAACACCAATTTCTCCTTTTGCCAAACCACCTTTCAAAAGATTGTCAATACCCGGTATTCCCATTGGGATTGGATGTCTGTAATCATCCGCTAATACCTCATCTAAGTCTTGAAACACATCCCCTGTTCCTCTATCCACGTTTCCAACCTGTAAAGCTTCTCTAACCATTTCTTCCAAAGTGTCGTAGTTTTCAAACTCACCGTGGTCAATAATTTTTTTAGCTTTATCCATAACCTTTTGAAGTTCTTGTTGTTTACAAAACTTCAAAGCCTTTTCCTGAACAAACTGAGTACCCTCTTCGGTAACATTTTGTATATCAGAAATAGTGTCAAGAGTTATCTTTAATAATAACTCCTGACTAATTTCACTTTTAGCTTTTTGTTGAATTGTCTCAAAACTAGGACTGTGTTCAAACTTTGAATAGTATTCTTTAACCATTTGAACAAATAATCGGAAGTATTTGTTTTCAAAATAGTTAGGTTCAATCACCTCAATAATTGAGTGTGAAAAGTCCTTATCAACTATCATTTGATTAAGAAGTTGTAATTGGAAGGTCTCTCCCAAATAATCAAAATTTTTGTCAGCCATATTATGTTTGTTTTTTCAATAAATATCAACGAGCTAGCTGATAACCCATGTATTCGTGTGTTAAATTTCTAGATGACAACACGTCAGTAAGACCAAAAAGGATACCTTTTAGGAACGGGCGTATGTCTACGGTGTATCTCACCTTCGGTGGATAAAGTTTAGCATCAAATGAATAATGACACATTGTCGTATCACCATTTTTGATATAGATGTTAAACGACTCAGGCCCATCAGTAAATGATGTGTTCAACACCTCAGGGTCTTCACTAATCTGATATTGATTATCCAACATGTAGTTTACAGTTTTCATCTTGAAATTTTCTTTCAAATCTGAAATGAAACCATCCATCAAATCAATCAACTCAGCTGAGTTTTGAGCCTTTGGGTTATACCCTTTAACGTTAAAAAAACGTTGTACGATAAAATTGTTATTTACCGTCATCAAGAATTCCAGTTTGGTAATGTCTTGTTCTTTCATAATTTATTTTATTTTTTGTTTGTTTTTGTTTTTTCTTTTCTTGTTAACTTCATAAATGGTTGGATGAAGTATGTCCAAGCATCATCACCTTTTGGTAGGTATTTGAACAACCCGTCTTCAACCATATACTTAATTAAGTTCTTGTAACTTCTACCTTCGATATCCAATTTTTCAGTAACGATTGACTGTATTTCTTCTTTGTCTTCATCCCTCAATAAAGGATTAGATAAGTCCACAATCTGTTCATTAACTTGGAAAAATTCTTGTTCAAAGATGCCTGATTTTGTTTTACCTGTTAAAAGATTCTTTAGAGTTTGATTGTCTTTTTGTTCTTTTAACAAATCTTCAGCTCTTGTTAAAATATCGTTATAAGAAACTTCTTTTTCAAGTATCTCAGGGAAAAATTTAACTAAAGTTTTTTCACCCAAAAGATAGATACCTTCAATATTATCTGACTTATCACCAGTTAATATCTTTAAAGTTTTTACGTTATAGTGTGGGAACTCAAAATTATCAAATTTAATCTTATCCCCGTGTTTAAACGTAGCTTTAACTGATGGTGAGTATATGGATACATTTTCAGAAATAAGTTGTGTTAAATCTCTGTCTGACGAAAAAATTAATTTGTCTTCATTTTCAGATACTTGACAATAATAAGCAATTAAATCATCGGCCTCTCTACCACTAATTTCTAATTGTCTTATATAGACTTCTTCCAAATATTGTTTGATACGATTTTTTTGTTTTAGGTAAGACATAAAGATTGCGTCCTCCATAACCAATCGTCGGTTTTGTTTGTATTTGGGGTAAAGAATTCCACGTAAACTCGTAGAATCTTCACCATCCCAAAATACTACTACCTTGTCAAAGTTATGCTCACTGATAAACTTACGAAGTGTATTCATAAAATGATACAAAGCTCCGATATGTTCTCCATTGTGGAAGTAATCCTTCACACCATGAAATCCAATCTTCATCAGATTATTTCCGTCAACAAGTAGTGTTTTTTTCACGAACTAAAATTAAAATTGTTCGTTTTCGTTTGCAAAAGTTTCTTCAGTCTCATCAAGGATTAACTCCCCTGTCCCTGAAAGAATTGCGTTCCAATATTGTGAATACTCTTTTTTATATTTTTCAAGAGCATCTTTATCGTCAGCAATATATCCTTGTGGTGTTGCAATAATCTTACCATCTTTATATCCTAATCCATTGATATGATTCTTTAAAACAGAAATTTTTGTTCTGATAGCATAAGATACTGTTCTACCATTTTTAGTTGCCGTAATGTGATTAATACCAGCATTTTTCTGATTACCAAACAAGAATACAAGAGCCGATGCCAACCAAAGAGCCTCACCACCTTTTGCCTTAATTGTTGGTTGTCCAAATGGATTGTCAGGTAATTCAACCCACGGTTGATTAACTACCACTAGTGTATTTGTATATGGATAGTCTTCTTTACGAGATTTGGTAATACGAGCTTGGATACCCATACCAATCTTATCTGCTAATACAGATGCGTTATGTTGTTTACCACCTTTACCATCAAAGGTCATCTTACAAGGAACTGAACCAACAGAATCCCAAAGGAAACAAAGAGAATAAGGAATATTACCTTTTTCTTGTTCGTCTAATAATTCGTTGATGTAGTCTGTAACCTGTTCGATGTAATCAAAATTATCATTAAAAATAAATTGTCCGTCCCACTCACCGTCAACCATCTCAGCCTTAAGACCAAGTTCTACTGCGTGGTTCCAACTCCATTTTTTCTCGGTGATAATGAAAACAGGCAAATGCCCCTTCTGCTGAGTAGACACAGCGGCTTTGACAAGCGCGGTCGTTTTTGAAGAGTTCGAGTGACCCAAGAACATGTTGATGTTACCCAAAGCAGGGCCAGGTAAACCGCAACTATTATGGAAAGCTTCACCGACTTCATAAAAGTCTGTTTCTTTATATTTTGTCTTGGTTGAATATTTGTCTTTGATTGCATCTAACGAAAATTCTTTTTTCTTTATTGCCATAAATGTCTATGCGTTTAAATTGTTTGTTGTTTAAAAATAGCAAAGGTTGGACACTTTGTGTATATTAGTGTCCAACCTTTTATAAATTAGAATGGTAAATCACCATCCGGCTCAGCCTCAGCCTGTGGGTCAACATATGAACCACCGATAGTACCTTCATCAGATGAACTATCACCGTAAACATATTTACCTAAATCAGATGACCATCTTGGAGTTTCTCCACGAGCAATTGCCTCCAAGTACTCAACAGGTTTTTTAGAGTAAACATCTGCCCAAGTAAGTGGGTCTTCAATCCATGACTTAGCCGTTTCAGCATCTGTGTGAACAGGTGATGGGTCGTCATGCATAACTGTTTGAATAACTGTATAAGTTGCCCCTTTTGGAGTCTTAGCCTTTGTTAACTCAATGATAAGGTCACGTCCATTAACAGGGTCAGTGATATCACCTTTAGCTTTCCAAATCGGAATAATTTTGTCAAGGATACCTTCGTTCTTGTAATTGTGTTTAAAACGCCAGAACTTAACTCCGTCCGCTTCATTATCACGGTCAATTACTTTAACGATGTAAAATTTACGAGGTTTGTAAGACTTTGCGAGTTCTTTATCAGACTCTTTACCTGTTGACATTAATTCATCATGAATTTCAGTCAAAGGTGAACGCTCGTTGTCGTTCTTTCCTGGGTCATAGATTTTATTCCATTTACCCTCAACTTGTACTTCGTGATACCATACTTCTTTGAAAGGTGATGACCCATCAGGTGTAGGTAGAATACGAAGACGTTTCTGTCCTGAGTTCTCATTTTGCGTTAAAATTGCTGCAAAATATTTTTTCATTCTGTCTTCTTGAGACATTTTGTTTGCAGAGTTACCTCCACTTTTCGCTTTTTCGTACTGAGCGAGTACAGCATCTAAGGAATTTGTCGCCATTTTGTGTATATAATTTATTAGTTAATATTCAAGTATAAGTGTGTCAGCCGTGATAATCAAATTTGAAATTTAGAATTTCAAAGGTTTGTATTGTGTTTCTTCTCCGTAATCGTTAAAAGTTGTTTTAATTTCTGAAGGAGTGAAATCTTCAACTTCATCAGTTGTTAAAATATATTCATTTTTTCCTGATTTTTCAATATCTTCTTGTTTGTCAACAAAAAAATCAGTTAATTTTTGATTAAATGGCCCTGAGTCTAAACTTCTTAATTCAAGTTTTTCTTGTGGAGTTTTTTCTCTGTATTTTTCAATCTTAGCCTCGATATCATTTAATTTAGTAAAAATATTTTCCATATTACTTAACTTACTTTCTAAATCAGTTAATTGATTAAATAAGTTATTAAAATATTCTTCTTGTTTTGTTTCAATATTTTGTTGTGATTTTACTAAATCAGTAATTTCTAATTCTTCAGTTTCAGAAGATTCCCCTTCATCACCTACTTTTTCAACATCAGGGTCATTTGCAACATCAATAGGTTGAGCATCCGCCGGTGGAGGTGTCACTCCCGCTTCAGGTGCCGGTGGTAAAGCTCCAGCGTCAGGTGCTGCAGGTGCCGCCAATGGGTCTTCACCAGGTACAGGTGGTAATCCCGCTTCTTGTTCGGTGATATAATTATTAATCTTATTATATCTTTTTAATTCTTCCAAAATTGTTTCTGAAATTCCCATTTTAACCATTTAATAATTGTTTGAAACCTTGAGTTGTTTCTACGTTTATTTTTTTATTAGTATTAAGAGTATTATTAACTCTCTCAATTAAACCATCTTTCATTCTGATTGTATAACAATCACCAGTATCTAAATCACACACCTCTTTAAAACCATTTCCTTTGTCAGTTTCAGTAATTCTTGTACTCTTACCTAAGTATCTGTCTAAAATTTGTTTAGTGTTCATAATATTATTTTATTATAAATATTCGTCAATAATGAAATTACTCACTAATAGGAATAATACTTTGGTAAATATCAAATCCTTTTTTAATTTTACTTAACAGTTTTTGATAATTTTCGTTATTGGTTTGTATATAGTCATTAAAAATTGTTGGAGTATTAACTACTTTATTATAAGGGAAATATTCTATCCAAAATTTTGAAAATTCATTTGCAAACGTATCTTTGTTTATTATATCATTTACGTTATTATTAATGTAATCAGGGTATGCCGCAATCATAAAATCATATAAACTGTTTTCTCTTTCAAAGACTGCATATGTTTGTGTATATTGGCTGGTGTTAGTTAAACACATGAAATTTGAAGTAATATAGTTTTTAAGTTCACCATGGTAATCGTAATCTAATGTTACTCCCGCGATATTATTACCAAAAAACTGCAAACGATTTGTTGTTTCATTTATAGATAATCCTGATTCAATCCAACAACTAATAAAAATACAAAGTCGAACTTTATCAGTTGTAGGCAATACTTTAATTGCCGAAACAATAACATCAACACCTTCATTTTTAGTAAGCCCTGTGTATTTTGTATAATTAGAGTAAGCTTCATCTTTATTACAATTTGGGGTATTAGACATTATTTTACCACCAATTATAGAATTAGTTATACTATTTTTTATTTGTACAGAATTGTTTGGTATACCTGTAGTAGACCCACCTTGATTTTTAAATGTACTACCTAAATTAGTTAATAATTGTTTTTTAATTGTTTGGAAAAGTGTATCCACTTTTGGTAATGTAGCAACCGCCTGTCTTGTACCCGTAAATGATGTTGTAAAATCATCTAATCCTATACTATGGTTCACTTCAGTAATAAAATAAGACCCTGCAAATAATGGTATATTTCTTAAAACAAAATACATTGATGGTTGAATCATTACGTTACCCATTGATTCAACAGACGCAGCGTAACTTCTAGTTTTATAAATGTTATATAAACTAACACTTTGTGTTGATGTTTGAATTCCAGCACTTGAGTTAGCTAAATTATACTCAGCCATTAAGGATTCACTTGTTGCCTTACCTAAATCCTGACTTACATTTATTTTTTTGAAAACTCCTTGATTTTGTAATTCAAAGTCAACCGCAAAACCAACTATTCTATTTTCTAAAGAAAAGTTTCTTTTTTGAGACGCATCAACCCCAACAGAATTTTCAGCACATATTGTAATATCTAAACCATCATCTTTATATCCATTAAGTTTGGATTTGTTATCCGTTTGTTGTGAAGGTTTATCAACAAATATATTTAACATTTTTGGTTTTGAGCTTTGATAATCAACAGTATCAAATGTTCCAAATAAATTGTTCGCAAATTCATTTGGTTCAGTATTTTTTGAAGTATCATCCTGTCCAGTTGGAGTTTGTCTTCCATAAAAATTAATGTATGATGGCATTAAAAAACTAACAAAATTATGGTCTTTTATTATTGAACCGACAACTGTAAAAACGTTTGATTTAAGATTTGCACCTTTTAAATACGAATTAACTTTTGTAATATCAACAAATATATCACCAACATTTCTATTTGCTCTGTCAACAAATAAATAATCTTTAAATAAAGGAGCGTCAGAGTTTTCATCAATTTTTGTATAATCATTTCCAGCAATCCATTTATCATTAATTGCTTTAAACATATCATATAATTCAACTTTACTTTGAAACCCTTCTAAAACCGAATCAATTTTTTCAGTATTTGTATTACCACCACCTAATTTTTTTTGTAAAGATGTGATAAAATTTGTGAAAGTTTCACCCGATAAATTATCAGTAATATTTAAATAAGTGTCTATTTTATTTTTAAAAACATCAATATTTCCAGAATTACCCAAAATTGATGTTGTTCCATACATTTTAATTAAATTTCTAAATAATTTAATATTATCAACTGTAAAACCTATATTGAAAACTCTAAAGAAGTTAGTTAAATAATTTTCAGAAGCGTCGTAGTTTAATCCATCAATTGTTGAAAATCCGACATAAAGTTCCATAGTATTCCACTCGTTTGGATATAGAGCCTTTGATTCACTATAAGTTATACCAAAGTTAGTCGGCACTGAATTTGGCGTTATCTCATAGTTTGGGATATTATATCGATTTACTATTTCAGGAGACGGATTTGATGAGAGTATATTAAACAAATTTTTATCAAACCCAGTCGGATTTCCTCGTTTAATTAAAATATCGTATTGTAACGAGTTTGTTATTGTTGTACTAACATCATAACTTTGTGAAATGGCAATACTTTTAACAATTTCGTTATAGTTAACTCCAATAATATTCTCAGATTTTTCATTATAGAATGTTATTTTTTTAAGTATTGACTCAAAAGAATAAACACTTGAACTTCCCTGATTTGCAAATTTTAAAAATTCAATTTCAAAATTATTTAATTCTTCAGTATCAAAAACAGAAAATAATTCTTCAATGTTTGAATAAATAAATTCAGAAAATAATTCAAAACTTACTTGTTCTTGTTTATCGGAATAAACTTTTTTAAGATATTCATTATAACTAGATTTTCTAATTGGTGTTGTATTAAAATACCCATAGTTAGGTGCTCCCCAAAATAACCTTACCGAACCGTTATGAATACTTGGATTGTTTGAAAGTGAGATTATGTTATTATTATTGCCGTCAAAACATTCTTTTTTAATTTGATTAGTTGTTGTACCAAAAGAAGGACATATTGTATAAGACTCCTCACCTTCCGAATTACTAACTTTAATTAAAACAGTCCAAGTTTTTAAATTAATGTTTGAAGATTGGATATTTGATTGGTCAGCATTAAATAAAATAATTTCTCGGTTATCAAGTGCGGTTTGTAATGCGTTTTGTATATCTAATGAAGTTGTGACTGAGTTTGGGTTATATAAATAAGAACCATTATGTAAAAAATAAAAATCATTTACCAGTTTTGGATAAAATCCAATATGATAATTTATTGATGATGTTTGGGTATTTTCTAATGTAATTGATGTTGTATTAAATGTTTCTGAAGACAAAACATAAGTAGTTGATGCCAAATTGTTAATCGGGTCAAAATTATTTAAATAATTAAAATTAGTCCAAATAGGTGTAATATAATCAGTCCCATCATTAACATAATTTTTATATCGGTTCCAAATTGAACCTAATTTCAAAATCCAAAAGTATGGTAACCTATGAACACCACCAAATTTCTTTAAACCAGCAAAAATAAAATCAGAATATGTATTTAAATTATTTTCAAATGACAAATATCTTTCTTTTAATGTTGATAAAGGTAAACTGTTTAAGAAAAGATAAGACGCTTCTAAATAGGCACTACTTTGACCATTTAAAGTTGCGTTAATACCTTTTTGTATTGCGTTAATAAAATAAGGTGTATTAAGAATTGAAGTTGTTTGTTTATTGGTTAATTCAGAGTCAATGTAATTAATAAACCCTTCTGTCGGTAAAAATTCTGTAGATTTTCTATTATTATAAAAAGTTTGTAAATCAACAGGTAGTGTTATTTCATTAGACCTCCAATTATAATCAGTATATGGTCGTAGTTTTGTTTTATTACCATTAGTACCGACAACTGAAGAGTCTTCAAAATTTGTAACTTTTTTAAAGTATGTGTTATAATAAATTGAAAACTCTGTTGAGTTTATGTTTTTAAACTTTGTATTATTTTGTCCCGCAGCTAAATTAGCGTAATTCCAATTTGAATCAATATATGGATATGTATCAGTAAAACTAATGTCATTATGGACATTAGAATTTAAATAATTTACCATGTATTTTTCTTTGTCATTGGTTATTTGAATTGTTGGTAAATCTTCAAATAAAATTTTATTCGGATTTTCATTAACTTCTCTTTTTAAATAATCAGTTACAAAATACCCTTGTGAATAAATTGAATAATCCTGTTGTAAATTAACAAGTTCAGAAAAATAAGAATCTTTAGTAAAGTTCGATGTTTTAAAAAGAAAATTTAATCTTGGTGAATTTTCTCGATTACCCGAATTTAAAGCGTTAAATACATTCAGACTTTCTGTTTCAGCTAAGTAGTTTAATATATTTTGATTAGTTGAACTGTCATTATTTTTTTGAAATCCGTTATATTGTGTTATTGTTTGAATTCTTTCCCAAACTTCATATAAAAATTTACTTTCAGTTAAATTACTATATGGCTCATTACTTGGTAACGTATCAAACCCTGAAATTAAAATTCGATTAATACCTTCATTAGTCGGTGTTGGTGGGATTGGGGGTATTTCTCTTTGTAAATAACCTTTTAAAAACTCTTCGACAAACTCGACTTCAGGCCAAATAGTATAATTATTTCCTTTAGTTATCGATATAACTGAATTATCGCCAGGATATTGTATTTCAAATTTCACTTGACCATCAATATTTTTTTCAACTACAAATTGAGGCCAAGGATATACAGGTGATAACTGTGATGCAGAATCATTTTTAGTTACTAACTTTTTTATTTCACTGTTTCTAACATCAAATGCTTTTTTATGAACATCTTGCATTAATCTTAAAAAGGCCTCTGCAGATGCCATGATAACCGCAACTACATTTCTTATTGTTGGTGAAAATCCTAATCCACTTGTTGTTTGTATAAAACTTGATAATTCTTTAGTAAGTTTATCTTCAATTAATGTTTTTTTATCATTTAATATTTTATCTAACTCATATGTTAAATCTAAAAATCTACTTGCCCCATCAAATTGAAATAAAAATCCAACTTCACTTTCTTTAAAAATATTTTTTAAATTATCAATCTCATTGACAATTGATGTGACTTGGTCTTGATTTACTGTTTCCACATTATTTCTTTGTTTATATGTTTCAACATAATCAATATTAGTATCATCAGTTCTTATATTTTGAATATCTATTGGGTTTTCAATTTTATATTCACCTGAACCAAAAGTTGTATTATTTTTTAAATTTTCATTATTTTGTGTAATAATTGATTGTAATTTAGAATATTGGGAATCAATATCACTGATTGCAACTGTATCTAATTTTTGAAAATTTGATAACTTATAAGTGTAGATTTTATATCTGACATTATTGATTGGGTTTGAAATAAAGAAATTCGTAGCATCTAAATTTAGATTAAACCACGAAGTAGTAAAATTATAAATTTCTCCACGATATTGTGTTAAATCTTGTGAGTATGTATCAATATCATTAAGCGGTGTTAGATTTGATTGACCAAATTTTGCTAAACTATAATTGATAAAATTATCCAATTTTGTTGATAACTGTTGTACCGTTAATTCGGGGAAATCTTTCGGAATTAATCCTAAGTTTTTATAATCAGTATAAACATCTCTAATCTTTTCATACCCAAGTTGAGTTATTTGTTGGGTATTAGTTTGTGTTTGATTTCCAGTATTTTCACCTTGTGACACATTAGTTCTTTTAAGATACATCTGTGGAACCGCAAAAAGTTCCGCCATTGTAATATCGGTTAACACATTAAACTTATAACCAATCATTACCAAACTAATATCAAAATTACCTGTAGATGAATTAAATGAAGATGTAAATTTTTGTAAAATTAATGGGTATCTAACCGCCTTACCATAGTAACCTTTAAGTGTTAAATAAAATGTTGGGTATGGTAAATTAAAAAACGCAGAATATGGTGAATTTTCACCACTTTCAAATAGAGCTCTACCTTTAATATCTTCTAAATTTATTGTAATTGTTGGGATATAACTTAAACCTACTCGGTATGAAATCCCTTTTATTCCAAGAAGTTGATTAGCAATTTGGTTTTGATTAGCAGTTGTGTCTTGTATTCCCGTCCATTCAGTAGTTAACGCACCTGTCCCTGTAGGATTTAAAAAATTCATACTTGCCAATGAAACTGTTTTTACAGTGGTTTTGTCCGCCCCTGAAATTAGTCTACTTCTTGGTTCAAGGTCACACTCTAAATTAGCGTAATAAATTAAGTTTTCTTGTTTTATATTTCTATCTTCCGCATTACCATATTGGTTAGTAACCTTATTTGGGTTAATAACAAAAATGTTATCACATGTACTTGGAAAAACGTATATATTCTCACTGTCCATAATAATAGAAATATTCTTTCACTGCTGTTTTATAATCTAACAAAGAACTCAATAAAGGGAATGGTATATTCAGCACGGCATTATCAGGAATATTTAATTCAGAACCACTATATTGTGGATTTGACTGTAATATCAACCAACCATAAAATGGTGAGTTATAATATAACTGAGAAACTTTATCTAATCTTGATACCCCTAACTTATAGATGTATTTCTTATCAGTAGTTTTTAATGGAATATTAACAAAAGGGATATATGTAGTTGTTCCATCAACAGTAAAATTTTGGTATCTATTGTAATATTCGTTAGCCATCAGTCAAAAATTATTTTTCCGTTAAAGGTCGTTTTATCTAAATTAACATTCACATTCGAATACAAATTTTTCAAATTTTCGTTTTGTGTAGGAGTCGCACCTGCACTTGTATAAGAGAAATTTCTTGTTTTTCCAACAATACTTTGGTTTGACACTTGTGGATTATAATTTTTATAACTTAAATAGTCAGGTGAATTAAAGAAAGTGTCAACCTTATTTGTTTGTGCATTTTTTTCAACTGTAAAACTTGAGACTAATCCATTAATTGTAGTTTCGACAATACTTTTTGTTAACTGTACAGTATCTGAAACTAAATTTAAAGTTAAATTATTAATTAAACTTTGCCTTGAATTGTTATCAATTATTTCATTACAGAAAAGAGTGAAAAATCTATTTAAATTACCCGCAATATTTTGACTTGATATAGGTGTAAATGTTGTACTTGGAGTTGTCACGTCAATAATAATATCATTAGAATTCAATAATGTATAGTATGATTGAACGTCAGAGGCTAATTTAATATAGTCAGTTCTTATTGAGGTTAGTGTATCACTTGCCCCGTCAGGTAATCCTGTAAGAGTATAAACATAAGGACTTCCAAGTGATGTGATTTTACCATCAGTCGCTGAACATATTAAATCAAGTTTTCTATAATTTTGATATATTCCAACTTGTGTATTAGAAACACTTTGTATTTGACTAGATATTTTAGAAATGATATTATTAACCTGATTTGATACTTGGGATATATAATTAGCCCTTACCGCTCTAATGTCCGATGTTGATACATTATTAACAATTAATGCTGAAATTAAAAAATCAGTTCCATTAGTAATTTCAGTACTTAGTTCATTTGCAACATTTAAAAGATAATTGTTGTAATTAACCATTTTACCAAGTATCTTAACGTTTGTAACGGGTGTATCTAAACTATTCAATGAACCTGTTACAAACTGTTTTTCAGAACTTACTTGTTTATAAACACCATAGTTTGTGGTTTGAACAATTTTTGTCACAAAACTTTCAATATTATTAAAATAGTTTTGAGTATAGACAACTGTGTTATCAAACAAACCACCGTATAATAATGTACCCGTTTCAACACCACCTGAAGTTTGTGAATTAGTAATATTCCCAGCTTGTGTACCCCCATTATTTGTTATTTGGGTATTAAGTTGATTACTCATAGAAGGTGTTGAATTCGCAAATGCCGCATTTGCCTGACTAATATTACTTGATTGTTGATTACTTAAAATGAAAGATTCAACATTAGTATCATCAGTTGCATCCGCTCTTTCATCGTATACTTCAGTATTTGCATAAAAATTAAAACTCAAAGCATTTTGAAGTTTTTCAATTGGTTCTTTTAGTCCGTGACCACCAATCATTTTAAAACCAAGTTTAACATTAACAATCGCTGGTTGCACACCAATTCCTTCAGGATTAAAATCTAATTGTTCATAAGTAAACGATAATGTATCAGGTACAATTTTACAATTATAAAAATCACCAACTCTTAAAATTAAAATTGGAGGTCTACCAAAATTAGTATTAAATGCGTCTTTGTTTTTAACACCTCCTTGATTATCAGTTGTTGTAGGTATGGTTCTACCTGGTCTTACACATTGATTTAAAAATGTAATTCTTGAGTTAAAACCTTCAGGTGTTATAGAATGGAATAATGGATTAAAAAATTTAATTCTTTGTTTAATACCATCATATAAAAATGGGTCAGAGTTTTTTATCGTTTCAAAATAATTTTGTTCATTTAAAAGTTCTCTAATAAGTCTTTTTGTTACATTTTTTAATTTACTCTGAAAATCGGCAACAGGTACTTGTTTTAATCCAAAAGTATTATTATAACCTTCACTCACCGATTTAGCAACTTTTGTACCAAATGGTGTATACGGTTGTACAGTAATTTTACTGATAACCAAAGTACTACAAGCAACACGGATTACATTATATTCATCGGCAATATTATTACCATTACAATTATAAGTTTGACTACTATCTTTAGGTTTGTAATTATCAATAGTTCCAGAGTTAACATCAATTTTTAATCTTCTGGAGTCAACATACTCTGAAATATTTGTACCTTGATATACAAGTTGATTAAAATATTCAATAATACTTTGTTTTCTATCTTCACCTAAATTTTGTGATTCAGGCCCCGAAATACCACCAACACCAAAATTAGTAGCCTTTAAATCTATTTTAACCTCATTGTTATTAACTAAAGCATCCGCAATTTCTTGAGCTAATTCAATAAAATTATTGTAATTTGGAGTTATTGTATTTTCTAAAAAACTTTTAGAAGCATCAATACCATCAAAAGATTCAGAGTTTATATTTGTGACAAGTTGGTTATATATGTTTTCATATGATTGGTCATAGTTACTATTTTCTGTAGTATCAGCATTAAAATATATTCCGTTACCAACATATGAACTTAAATTAGGTAATTCTTTTGGCCCTGAATTATCCTCTTGTGGTATTTGTGTTAGAGCGTCTACTTTATCACTTTCTGACGTATCTAAACTTTCCAATACCTGTTGATAAACTTCGTCAATAGTACCTAAACTTAATGAACTAAATTTCTGAGCTAATTCATATATATCATACCTTTGACATCCTGCAAAAAATGAATCAACTACCGATGTTATAGTTGAGTTAGATTGATTTTGTAATTCTTTATTAACAATTAAATTTAACACGGACGGATGGTCAACAATAATTTTAAAATTTATACTACCCGACCTTTTAGTATTTTTATAAGTATATATTGGTTCAGGTCTACCGATAAAATCAGTTTCATTAAATGATGGTGTAGAACTATCATCAAAAGTTAAATCGTATGGAGGGAACCACATAATTCTACCACCATTAGGCCCTTTTTCTGCCGATGGAAGTTGATTATATTCAGGTGTGTCTTTCCAAGCTAAGTTTTCTAAAGACAACATGTATTTTTTTACCTGTCCGTTAATGACATTTGTCCCACCATTTTTAAAAGGTGTAATATTAAGATTGTAGGTACTATCTAAAACAGAATAAGTAAACCTTCTAATGTTACCATTAGTTTCTAAACCTGAGTCATTAGCAACTGTTTTTTGTAAATTAGCATAAGTGTAATAAGGTTTATCTTTTGTAAAGATTCTACAATATTCTTGTCCTACCTCAGTACCTGAGTTATTAACATATTTTTTAACTTTTGAACCTTTGGTTAATATTTTATAACCATCTGAAAATACTTTAGACACTTGATTAATTGCGTTTCCAACATGTCCCAATCTATCAGCACCTTGAGCAGGTGTTGAGTTAATTAATCGTTGTGTAACATCTAAAATAGAACCAGGTCTAAATGTATAGTTAGTAGATAAAACTTGATTGTAAGAAGACGCTAACGGTGTAAAATTTGGATTATTACTTAACAACTGTCCACCTTGTCCAACATTTCTTCCAGCTTCAGGTTTTGTAAATTCTGTAATCCAAACAAATCCTCCATCAAAAGAAGGTTTTTGTTCGTAATTTAATCCAGCTAATCCAAACTGAAAATTTTGGTCACCTTCATATAATATACCAACCTTATCAGGCCCATATACAGGAGCTTGTGTTGGTATTCCAAAAGCGTCTATAGGCGAAGCGTTTGGTGGTGATACAACATTTGTAATGTCCGTTTCTTGTCTACCAACATAAAGGTTACCTATTGAAGTAAAATTATCAAATAAATTATTAATAAAATTACCAACCTGTGTAGATGTTATAGCGTAGTTAGGTTTAAACCTATTGTAGTTAAGTGCGTTAAATAAAACCGATTTTGTACCAGCACCTGTATTTTGTAAAAATTTAATTGACGGGTTTGGTCTGTTTGTAATATTTCCACCACCCAAATTACCAATAGCTTGTAGTGGTCGTAATCTTAATATTTCAGTATCAGAAAAATAACTTCCCTCAATAGGTGAAGCGGGTAAATAAGTACCACTTAACTTTTGTATGAAAAACGCAGCGTAATCTAATAGACCGTCAGGTTTTGTAATAGTATAATCTCTATAAACAAAAGGTTCTTGACCTGTGGCTAACAACGTCGCATTAAATGGATTAGTTAAAGTATCAAGATTAATTGCTCCAATAGTATTTCTTTCAATTTCTCTAGCAATACGGGCTTGTGTAGCTTCTCTCAAACTTTGAGCCGCCAATTGTTGTAAAAATGAGTCGTTAGCTAATGCGGCGTCACCAAATAATATTTCGTAATTAGTATAATCTCCCTGAACAAATATGATTGGAGCAACTTTACCATCACCATATATTTGTGAACCAGCAGGTAACTTACCTAAAATTAAATCAGATGTAACGAATAAATCCTCATAACCATCAGGTGGTAAATACCTATTAACAACTTCAGCATCATCAATAAATGCCTCATTGAATAAATCCATTCTTGATGTTTGTAAGTCATATGGTTGTGATGTACCTAAAGGGTTATTTTCAGTACTTCCTCCACCAGGAAGAACCGTATTATCAACAACTAATGCCCCATCAAAAAATTGACCTGCGGGACTATACAAATTCATTCTTGTACTATACGCAGGTTCAACATATAAGTTTGAACTTACACTTTCAGAATCTGCCGGTGAATTGTCTTGTAATTTAATTGGATAGTTTTGTAACCCTTGGGGTGAAGTAAAATTACCCTGAATACTATACGGTGCTAAATTCCTTGCAACTAATGCTTTTCTAAATTGTTCCGAATTGTTGAATGATAAGAATTCTACAGCCATCTATACTTTTTTCTATAAATAGAATAGAAATAATTTTATTACGTTGCAGTTAGACCATAATCAGAACCAACTACTCCAATTTTTTCTCTTAATGTTCTTAAAGTGTCGTCATTATTAAACGCTGATAGTATAGCATTTTTAATTTGAGGGTCATTAGAATTAGCATTTACATTTAATGTTAAAACCAATTCTTTTTTACCTGATGTTGTATTATTTACCGCTTGTCCTTCATTTGAAGGTAATAACGGACCTACATTACCACCTATTGAAGATGCTAAGGCTTTTTGATTAACCGCCATCAACATATCCCCTTTATCTAAACTATAATGCATTCCGTCAGCAGTAATCGCAATATCTTTTTTCTCTTCAGTTATTCCAAGTTTTTCTTTAGCCCAATTAGTAACCGCACTTCCAAGTATTGTAAGTTTAGTGACCGCATTACCAAAATCACCTACATTTATACCAAATTTTTTAGCACCTTCTTCAAATGAACTTGAAGCTTTCAATGCTTCTGAAATTACAACTTTAGTAGTGTTTTCGGTTGCGATTTTAACGGCATCATCCATTATTGGTTTTAAAGTTTCAAATCCTTGTGAAAAATCAGCTAATAATGATGTAATTTCAGTTATAGATATGTCACCTGATACAACTTTATTTACACGACCTTGTATATCCCCAATCAACTGTTGTGAGTTGTCTTTTCCTTTTTGGGTTGTTAGGCTAAAAGTTTCAAATCCGCTTTTTAAAATTTCTGTTTGCCCATTTACAGCATTTCTTAAAAATTCATTACCTTCTTTAGAAATTGCATATTGAGTCGATAATAAAGACGTTAAAGCGTTTTGTTGAGCAACTAACGTATTTGCAGCTCCAAGTTGGTCTTTAGCCAAATCAACCATCTGTGAACCACTATCTTTTTTTTGAAACTCCTGTTGTTGAGCTATTAGGTCAATATCACCTTTTTGTAAATTATTTAAAGCTTGTGTTGTAACGGCACCATTTGCATCTTTATAAGTTACTTCATATTTACCACTATTTTTATTAAATTCCGCAATATTTGCCAACATCATTTTTTGGTCTTCAGGAACATTTTCAAGACCTTTAAAATCAATCTCGCCCATTTTCTTTTCAATCTTAGCGGATTCAATTGCCATTTTTTCAAACTCCGCTCTGTCAATACCTAAAGAGTCAGCAACTTCTTTTAACTGTCTTCTAGCTTCAGGCATGATTTGGAACGTACCAGTTTTTTCATCAAATTTTGTAAAAGTTTTAGATAGTTCAGATAATTGATTTTGTAACTCAGGTACATTATTTTGAGCTAAATCCATTAATTTTAATGGGTCTAATAACGCACTTGATGTCGCCCCTAACCTTTGTAAAGTCGAAGCAACGTCTATTGCCGACTCAGGTGAAAAAAGTTTGTCAGCAACATTAAGAGTTTGAGCCATATCAACTCTCATAGCCGCCGCTTTTGCCGCCATTTTTGCCATACCTTCAACACCTGTACCAAACCCGTACCTGTTCATTTTGTCTAAATTAGTAACTACCATTGCTGAAACTACTTGGGCATTTACACCCATATTTTGTGCGGTTGATACTACTTTAGTCATTTCATCACTAATATGGGTAGTTTCCATACCCGCATTTCTAAATGAACTTTCTAATGTTTTTGCAGCAACACCTGTTACTTGTTGAGCAGCATATAATTGTGTAATATTTTCAGTTGTTAAAACAATATTTCTATTAGTAACTTCATTAAATTCTTTCTGAAGGGTGTTAATTGCCTCTTGATTACCACCCATTAAACTGATTTCAGTGTTTGCTCTACCTAATTGATTTTTTAAAATTTCAGCATAACTACTTGTAACACCCATACCTCTTATTAATGAAGAGGTACTTTTATCCATATTAATTAAAGCATTTGCTCCCCCTTCAATAGATTTTTTAATTAATTCTGAATTTTTTAAAACATCAGTTTGATATAATATCAAATCTTTATAACCAAGTGTTATATTTTCAGGATTTGGGACATTTGCATCCAGAGGAGTGTTTTGCATGTTTTTTATTTATAAATAATCAACTTTCTGTTTTAGAATTTAATTCAATAATCCTATCAACCAAAAATCTTCTCTGGTAAGTTGGTATTTTTAAAAAATCGGTATACGACATATGCAATTGTCGTGACAACAGAATATATTCTTCTAATAAAAATTTTAGATACTCAGAAGAAAGGACGAAAAAACTCCGCCCCAAAGGCAATACGTGTGAGTACCTTTTTTCCGGATGGGGCTGTTACTTCTCTTATTAAATCTAAACCTGGTGAATTATCCGACAAAAATTTTGTAATGTATTTAGAATCCATGATTGGCATTTTTTCAATAAACTTAACAATTTCACCTTTATCTGTACTTCCGTTTATTGAAACTATTTGTTTTGATAACCTCCATGTTACTTTCGGTACTACCATATTTTTAGGATATGACTCTTCTCTTTCATTTAATTCTTTAATATCCCCAAAAGTAAGTATTTTTAATTTAACTACAGTATTTGACTTAGGTAATGTCGTTTCAAAAAACCCATTTTCATCAGGTTCAACATTTGTTTTAATAAAATCAACCTCATCTAAAATTTCAGTGTGTTCAAATTCTTTACCTGTTTCAGGGTCAACCAATGATAGTTTATATTCAGGTGTAAATGATGTGTTTCTTAAAAACAACAAAATTGCCTGTATATCACCGTCTAACATATCTTCAATTTTCAAATCAGGTTCATAAACTTTATTTCTAACCAAATTATAAATAATCTGGTCACCACCCATATTTGACGCACTTGATAATATATTTTCATCAGAAGCGGTTAAAAAACCAACCTTAACTGATTTCTTTTTATTTTTATAAAATTTTCCCTGACTTGGTAATTGGATTACGTCGTGAGGTAAATTGAAATTCATTTGATTTACACTATTGTCTTCCATAGTTTTTGTTTATAAAATAGTTTAAAATTATCTTTATGTAAATAAAAAACCCACATTACTGTGGGTCTTAATATAATATTTGTAATTGTATTAGTAAAGTAAAACACAATAGTCAGGACGAAGAGTCAAAGTAATATCTGCCAAACCATCATCAGTATAGGCAATTGAACCAAAATCAACGTCAGTTAAGAAACATTGGATTAATGACCACTTTTCAATAACAACCCCTGTTGGGTCTAACATTTCAAGTTCCACATCTTTTTTGTAACCCGCAGCATATCCCATACGACCTGTTACTTCTTCAGCGTGTAATCTTACCCACTCCATCATAGCCTGAGCAGCTGATGGCCCGATTGGGTCAAGAAGTTTAACCTGAATAGTATTCCACTCATACATACCCGCAACATATCTTTTGGTATTCAAAAATGGAATATCATTTGATTTAATAGTAATTTTAGGTCGAGAAGCAGATTGAACAAACCACTCGTTTATTCCCAATGAATCAGGAAATCTCAAAATGAACCTGTTTTTCTTTTTGGGTTCATATGGAAAGGGCATTTTGGTTAACAAATCAGCCATATTATTTTGTTTTTAAATTTTCTTTTATTTTATTATAAATAGTGTCAATTAAATATTTTTCTATTTACTTTGAACTTTTTTTCAGTCAAACTTGCTATAAGTCCAGTTTATAAATATTAATATAATTTCTTTTCTCCTCCATGTGTTGATATTGTTTGAATAATATTTTCCGGGTCTTTTGATAATTCATCTTTAACTTTTTCTAAATTTCTTAAATCATCATCTGAAAAACCTATTTTAGGTATGAATCTATTACTAATATCATCTTTAAACATTACAGGTTTCTTTAATAGATTTGCTAAATATTTTACATATTGTTGAAATTCTCTTAAAGCTTCAACCTTTCCTTTTTCAGGACTTTGAGCAGAACCGGCTCCAAATGTTACAGGATAATACTTATTCATATCCATATAAGCATTTATAAGTTCTTTGTCTGTCATATCTTCTTCACCGGCAAACTTTCTAAACTTTCTTAAATTTTTAACCAATTCTTTTTTAGATATTCCTCTAAAATTAGTTTCAATCATATTTTCAATTGCCCTACGTAAAGCCAATGGTGAATGTCCTCTTGCTGTAACTATTGAAAAAATTGAACCCCCATTAATCGCCTCAACAAAGTCATCCCATGCTGGGCCTTCTTTCGCCATCATTGCATCAATAATGAACCTCTTATCCCCTTTGGTTCCAAAATTTCTGAATGGGTCGTCAGCAAATCCTACAACAGTTTTCTTTTTATATTCAAAAGGTTCAACCCCAACCTTTACACGATATTCCGCAAAGTCTTCAGTTGACATACCAACTTCTTCACCATCTTCTGTACGAAGTATTATTTGTGTCGGCATTGTAAGAATATTATCATCCCAATCAAATGCATAATATTTTAAATCGGGTGTGATTTCTTCATTAAATTCTTCTACTAAAAATATTTTCATATCTATAAATATTATGTAAAATAAAAACCCCCACTTTCGTGAGGGTTTTCAATTATTTTATCGTTGATTAAATATTTTCAAACGATGCTCCTGTTGGAGTAATTAAGAACTCAATGTCTATGAATTCAAGAGCTTTAGTTGGTTTGATATAAATCTTACCTACTAATTGGTTAGCATCTAAGTCTTCAGGTGTGTTTTGAACAGTAACTCTGAAGTCATATAAACCTCTGTCTCTTCTAATCGAATCTAAGATTGGATTAACTGAATCTAAGAACTGTTGTCTTACTAAGTTGTCGTTTTGTTCAAACAACAATCTTACCGCTACCGCTGAAATCAACTTACGAGCTTGTAATAACAATCTTCTTACGTTAATTCTGTCAAGAGCTGACTCTCTAATTTGAAGAGTTTTGTTACCCCAAATTACAGTTCCAACGTCGTTGAAAGTTGCAATTGGGTTAATTCTTCCCTTATAAAGAGTATCTCTATCTTCTTGAGTTAATCTCTTTCTTGCTCTGATAGCATTTACAATACCTCTTGTGTAACCCGCAGTTGCGAACCATGGGAACGCTATATTGTCAGTTAACGCTAAGTTTCTTGTAACTTCAGCAGTTGATGGAATATAGATTTGAGTATTGTTTACCGTGTCACGAGTAAGAACCCATGGATAGTAAGTTGCTGTGTAATTAGAGTCAATTCCTGTATTTTCTAAATTATCAACCGCTTCTTGTGGGTAAATTAAATTATCCATTGAAGTTGATGGTTGTAATAAGTTAAAGTCAGGAGTTGTACAGATGTAGATTGAATCCGCTCTGTCGTTTTCAACAATATCGATTGTTGCAGAAACTAAATCACTATTGTTAACATAGTCAACACCAGGTGTTACAAGAACATTGATGTTTGTTACTTCAGGATTTGCAAATGATTGTACACCTAACAAGTATGCGTAATAGTCAGTATTTGCGTAATCAACTGTGTTATCACCAACTGTGATTTGTTTAAATGCTCCCCATCCTGTAGCATCTGTGTACGGTGCACAAGATAGAGCTCCTTGTTTATATCCTGTGTTTCCTAAACGGAATCTGTCAGCGTTTGTTCTATATTCTCTGTATATATCCCATCCGTCAAATCCTGCTTGAACAAGGAATGTAAACTTACGAGAATATAAGAAGTAATATGGACTTGTTTGTGACGTAGGTTCTGAACTAAATGAACCAGCTCCAACTTCAAATGCTGTTTGACCACTGTTTTGGTAAACATTTGCTATAACAATAGAAGTCGCTCCTGAATCCATGTGGAAACCTTTTGTAACATTTGGCCAAAATACGTGAGAAGGTGGTGTACAAGTTGCCGAATTTGGATTTGGCATCCCTTTGTATTGGAAGAAATCAGGGTCATAACCTGGTGCGTCTGATGAGAACGCTACCGCTGAAGAAATACCTAAATAAGTTCTTCTTATGTTATCACCTGAACTAGCAGTAGTGTTAGAACCGTTAGAAGTTGTTCCAAATGGTGGGTTGTAAATAACTTCACCAGGATAGTCGTATTTTGTTTTGAAGATTTGGAATGGTGATTTTGCACCTGTGTAAGTTCTTGTTACAAAACCTTCAAATCCACAAGGAAGTGCATCTACAGGTGCCTCTTCATTTACTTCTACAAAAATATATTTCGACTGTACTGCATATTCACCATCAGATGAACCAACTTTTTTAGCCACATAACTATTTTCAGCCGGGTCCATACTACAGTTTGTAAACTTCTCTAAAACAACAGGATTCGCATCTGTATCAAAGAAATCACGAACAATAAGGTCAAATGTACCATTGTTAAATGATATGTTTGCAACGGACACTTTAATTTCAGTGTTCGCAGCATTACCATCAGCAATTGTATAAACTTTAAACAATCTATAAACTAAATTACCACGTAATTCCGAAACAACCCACGGAGATTCAGGTGTTTGGTATTGCTCAAGATAATAAGCGATAGATGATGTATCATTATTTCTCGCTTCAGGTAAAGAAATTAAACTACAATTCAAACCACGAATATAACCTTTATTATAACCGTAATTTAATAATGTCGGATAACGCTCTTCAACAAACAACGGAACTTCAGTTCTATCTTTAGCGAAGTTCTCAACACCAAATACTTTAGAAATATAGTTAGCGTTACCCGCATTAAACGAAGTTTCAAATTGGAATGCTGAATTTTCATAAGTTAAACCTGAAATCAAGAATGTACTAAATGGATTTTTAGTAACTCCCGAATAAGAACCTGTACAAATCATTTGTACGTCTGAAGTACCTGTTACTTGGTAATCAGGGCCGTTTTGTGTCGATGAATAATTTGTAATACCTCTTGAACGTAAAGTTGCCACAACTAAATCATTATAACCTGAATAAGTTAAACCTGAGAAGTTATAGATATTACCTGTTATAGAACCACTATAAGAACCTGACGTACCAGTTATTGTACTAATTCTACTAAAGAACGAATAACCATTGTAATTTTCACCTGTTGTTGGAGGTGTAAATGTAGCATAATACCATACATCATTAACTTCAGAACAATAATCAATACTTGAAGCACTTATTGCATTAACACCAAATACGTTTGTAGATGCTGAATATCCAGCAGCAATGTTTGCCGTAACTTGAGCTCCCGAAACCGCTCCAAAATAATAGATGGAAGATGCTGAAGTTGAATTAGAACCAATTACACCAAAAATTTGACTCTGAAGTTGAGCATAAATAGTTGATGAACCTCCACTATATGTTGTATAAGGAGTTGTTGCATTTGTAATTCCAACAGGTAAACCTGTAATTGTTACTGTTGATGTTGAAGCCGTTGTACCAACAAATGTTGCGGTAAATGGTGTTGCAGTACCTGTAAGTGCAACAGTATTACAATCTACATTAGCCACAGTTGTAATAGACCAAGATGGCCCTGCGTCATAACCTGATAATCCTAAGATTCTTGTTACAAACAATTGGTTAGATTGTTGAAGATATGACTTAGCAATATATGCTGCCTCATATTTTGGGATTTGTGTGTTCACAAATTTTTCAGGAGTAGTACCGCCGAAATAGGTTTCAAACTCTCCATAACTTGTGATGAAGATTGGTTCAAAAGCTGGGCCTTTTAAGGTTTCTCCAGCTATACCCAACGTGGTAATCCCAACACTTTGTGAAACAAATGATAAGTCTCTTTCTGATGTATATACACCTGGCGAGACGAAAACTTTGTTTGATGTTGCCATTTTTATTTTAAATGTTTTTGAAAATTTATTTATTGATAAATATTGTCTTTTTATTCAAAAACTAATACGTTAAGTAACTATTTATAAAACAGTAGGAATAAATTCTACCTTTTTTCTACCTTGAAAATTAAGAACATTAAAATATCACCTGAGAGTCACGAAATCTTAAAAAACTATTGTAACAAACATGGTTACAAAATTCATAAGTTTTTAGAAAAATTAATTATTGATACGTGTGTTGAAAAAAAAGATATTTATGGGGAGAATTAAAGTATTGTGGAAACTAATTTTATAGTACTACTTAAACTTCCATTTGTTTTAACGACAGTAATTGATAATTCATCACTATCATTAATTTGTATATAACCTGTTAACAACTGTGTTGAACTATCACCGTAATATAAACCATTAATGTATATTGCATAAGAGTTAACATTTTCACTACCCTCAACCTTTATGTTTGCAGTATAATTAAAAGTTTGAGTATATGCGGTGGTACCTACAGGATAATTTGCATTAAATTGGTATTGGTCAGGATTTGGGGGTAGTACCTTTTTTTTAACTTTTTTCTTTCTATTATCTAACTCAACCATAATCAAACTTCTACTAATTGCAGGTTTAACTTGGTATTCTTCTTCATCACTTAAAAACCCTTGTAAAGTAAAAGCGTAAGATTGGATGTAGTATCTTCTTTTTTCAACATCCATAACAGATTCATCTGAAATTTCATCTAAAGTTATTGGAATATAATGTCCTTTTATTTTAGTATAAGCCTGACGAGATGAAAATTTTTCAATAACAATTTGATTGAATTTATTCAATTCTCTCATTCTATTACAAATAATTTTAACAGAATATTTTATATCTACAGGAACTGGCTGGGGAATTGTGTATATATCCATACCTTTTCTTTGTCCGTCCCAAGTCGGTACCGCAGCGTAATAAAATTGTTTTCTATTAGGTATCGTATATTTTAAAGACGGTAATGTACCATATTTTACTTCAGGAGTTCTTACAGTTGTTATAATTGGTGGTTCAACGTTTTTATCTATGTTGTTAAAATCCCAAGTTTGTGTAAATTGAGCCCAGTTTTGAGTCGTCATTAAAATATCTACAACTTTAACTATTTTACCACTAACAACAGTTTTTAAATCATTTTTAACAAAATCTAAAAACCCTCTATCTAAATCTTCATGTAAAATAGATTTAGGCAAGTAAGTTCCATCCTTATTGATATCTTCAAGAAGTTCTAATCTTCGTTCATAACCAATAGGTGGGTATGTAAGGGGTAAAGTTTTTTTAATTTTAGGTAATCCCATTATAATCCTCTAAATTCGTTTTCCATTACAGGAGATGCGTTTATTGTTCTATAAAACGGTTTGTATCCTGCATAAGTATGTTTGTTATCTGAAACAACACGTCCGTCATTATTAACTACATAATATCTAACTCTACTTTCAGTTTCGTAATAACCAATATAATCACCATATTCTATATCAACTCCTAATTCATCAAGGTGTGATTGATATACTGATATTCTTGCGTTTCCCGGCTCTAACTGATTAATCTTACTTGTCCCAAGAAATTTATTTTCAGGGGCAACAATTTGTAAAAAAGCCTTAAACTCAACAGGTGGTAAAAATTTAATTCCGTCAACAGACGCTTCACCATATACATCATCTACATTTGTCTTCTGTTTGTCAACACGATATAATACAAGAGTGAAGTTCATATCACCTTCTAACCATTCTCTACCCATGTTGATATCCAAATTGTAATCTTCTGCACCGAAAAATTTACCTAATCTTGTTATTGGAACTATTCTATTTGACATATTGATAAATATTTCTTTTTTGATTATTATTATAGTTGTATAGTTAATTAAAATATTTTGACGACTTCTACGGGACATTTAAGTGTTGAGCAACAAGCAATATCCATTCTTGAAAATTATCAAGGCTCAAATAACTATATCCTTAAATTAAAGAAACAAATTGAGTCAAATAAAAAGTATGTCCCAACAAGAGCTCAATGTGATTATGTTATTGACTATAATTCAGTAGTTCCAAAAGTCGCTAAGAAATGGGTTGAGATTGACTCATACTTTTCACAAAAACTTGTTGCCGATAATCCATTCATTAAGGAACCTGATAAAATTTACGTTGAAAAGATTTTAATTGAAAAAGATAAATCATATCATATTTGGGGTAAGATTTTTAGTGGTGAAACTATTCATGATTTTTGGATACCAAAAGCGGCGGTTATCAAACAATACACCGAAAACTTGGTTGACGTTGATTACTCAAAATACGAAAACCGTCCACCACTTACTCACCAAAAAGAAGCAATTGAAAAGTTATTAAAAAACGACAAGTTTATTTTAGCAGATGACATGGGACTTGGTAAAACAACAAGTACTGTTATTGCTTCGTTAGAAAGTGGAGCTAATAGAGTGTTAATTATTTGTCCAGCGTCTCTCAAAATAAATTGGGAAAGAGAAATCAAAAACTATACTGACAAATCAGTTTATATCTGTGAGGGTAAGAAGTTTGAACAAGCGGACTACGTTATTGTTAACTACGACATTCTTAAAAACTTCCATGACCCAAAAGATAAGTTAAACTCAATAATTCTTAATTCAAAGTTTGATTTAGTTGTTATAGATGAAGCACATTATGTTTCAAACGCTCAAGCTCAAAGAACAAAGATTATAATGGATGTAACCAAGAATATTAAAAAATTATGGTTACTAACGGGAACACCAATGACTTCTCGTCCAATGAATTATTACAATATCTTAAAACTTATTGATAGTCCTGTAAGTCAAAACTGGCAAGCATACGCAATTAGATATTGTGGTGGATATCAGTTTAGAGTTGGTGGTAAAAAGATTTGGAATGTTACAGGAGCGTCAAACTTGGAAGAGTTGAGAGAAAGGACTTCTCGTCAAATTTTAAGAAGATTAAAAACTGATGTTTTAGATTTACCTGAAAAAATTATGACTCCTGTTTACCTTCGTTTGAAATCAAGGTTATATGAAGGATTGATGGGTGAGTATTATGATTGGTATAACAACAGACAAGACGAATCAAAGTCATTATCTGTTCAGTTTACAAAACTGATGAAAGTAAGACAAGTAATTGCCGAAGAAAAAATACCAATTACAATTGAACTTGCTGAGAACATTATCGAACAAGGTAAAAAAGTTATTATCTTTAGTAACTTTACCGAACCACTTAAAAAGATACACGAACATTTTGGTAAAAAATCTGTTTATTTAGATGGGTCAACATCAAAACCTGCAAGACAAGATGCGGTTGACAAGTTCCAAGAGAGTGATAAAATACAAGTTTTTTGTGGTAATATGAAAGCCGCAGGTGTTGGATTAACACTTACTGCGGGTGAAGCTGTTATTATGAATGACCTATCATTTGTACCGGCAGAACATTCCCAAGCTGAAGACCGAGCATACAGATACGGACAAAAAAATTCAGTTTCAGTATATTACCCACTATTTGAAAATACAATTGAGGGTGTTATCTACGACATTCTGATAAAGAAGAAACAGATTATTGGTACGGTTATGGGTGATGTTGATGAAAATTCTGTAGATATTGTTGAACAAATACTTAACGAAATCAATAGTAAGTAAGTATTTATAATTAATGAAATCGTTAAATTTAGTATCAGAGTCATTAGTTAGTCGTATATTAGGTGAGGAAACTCAACCTGAAACCAAATTCTTTATTAACGAAATGAAAACCATAGGTATTGATAAATTACCTTACGGTTACGCATCATTAAGAAGATTTATTGACCCTGAAACAATGAAGTTTCATTATCAGAAACATTACAAAGGGTATGTTAAAAAATTAAATTCAGCTCTTCGTAAAAAAGATTATGGGGATGTTGAATTAGAAAACATTGTTAAACAAATTTCAAAGTATAATACAACAATAAGAAACAACGCAGGTGGAGCATTTAATCACGCATTGTTTTGGAAGATGTTATCACCAACCCCACAAAAACCAAGTGGTGAAGTGTTTGAAAAGATTGTTAAACAATTTGGAACATATCGTAACTTCAAAACTAAATTTGAAGAAATCTCAAGAAAAAGATTTGGTTCAGGATGGTGTTGGTTAGTATTAACCGATACTGGTAGATTAAAAGTTATGTCGACTTCAAATCAGGATAATCCACTTATGAACATAATAAACAAGGGTGGTTTTCCGTTGTTAGGTTTAGATTTGTGGGAACACGCTTATTATTTAAAATACCAAAACAAAAGAGACGAATATATTGAAAATTTTTGGGACGTAATTAATTGGGAATTTGTTAACGAGTTATACAAATCAAAAACTGAAAAAAAATTGAACGAATCAATTTCACCAAAAAAACTTTTATACGAAAACGTATCTGATTATTCAGATATTTTTAGTAACAACAAAAATGTTCTTTGGACTTATAGAAGATGTATTGACAATACACTGAAAAGAGTTTTATCTGATAAATGGTATGAAAACAATCAACACTCTGAAGGTTCATCTTCAGGTATTTACGATTTAGAAGCTCCTGGTCGTTCAGTAATTAATAAATTAAATACAAACTATATTGGGTTTAAAATTTTAGTTGATGATTTAAATGTGGTACTTACAAAATTAAATAAACCCACATTAAATTTTATTGGGGTAACACCTTCACAACAAGTAGAAGAAATAAACAAATTTTGTGAGTATTTGGGTTTTTTTGGTGAAAGAATTTTTAAAGGGTCTAAAACTCTTGATAAAATTATGAAACTTTTAAAAAGAACACATGACAAAGGTGGTCAACTTGAAGAGTATGTTGCAAAAAAAATCAATCAAGAATTTGGTGAAGGAACTGCTACTGTAGTAGGTAGTTTAGGTTCAAAAGAAGATTTTGCAGGAACTGATTTAACAGTAAATTTTGATAACAAAATACAAAACGCTCAAGTAAAACCAATTTTAAGTATGGAAGTAATTGAAGGTTTCTATCATATCAAAATCAAAGGGTTTGTTAAAAAATTCAATACCGACTTGTTAATTTTCTCAAATCTTAATAAAGAAGTTTACATTTTTAAAAACAAAACTGTTGCTTTTAGTTCAAGTATGTTTAAAATTCCAACACAAGATTTAATTTATACTCTGAATTGATATTTATATAAAAATATCATTTCATGAATACAATAATCGCAGAACCTTACAGAAGTCAACTATACACAAAAGTTAGACACGTATTAGGTGCACCAATTCGTTCAATTGAATTAGAAGATGAACAAATGGACTCAATCTTAGAATTTTCTATCGGAGATTATGCTCAGTATGTACAAGATTGGTTAATTGAATCACAATGGACATCATTAAATAATCTAAATTTAGACACACAATCTTTATCAAGAGCTTTTGTAACAAAAAGTTTGGATTTTGAAAATAGATATGCTCAGGCTTATTCCAAAATAGTTGGGTTACAATCATCACCTCTTGGGGATTGGGTTCTTAAAAAAGATTATATCACATTAGTTCCAAATCAACAAATTTATGAAATTCCAGCAGGTCGTGAAATTAATGAATTATTATGGTTTACACCAACCGCTCTTAATAATGTATTATTTGACCCATGGAGTTTTGGTGCGTTAGGTGGATATGGTATGGCAGGGCCAGCAGGTTATTCTCAAATGGGTTATACTGGTTCATACTTTATGATGCCAGCGTTTGATATGTTGTTAAGATTACAAGAAATTAATATTCAAAGAAGAATTATTGCAGGTGATTTAACTTATAGAATAACAGGTTTACCTAATGGTAAAAAGGCAATTCATTTGATGCAAACACCTGGTGGTAAATTTGACTTCGGTAACTCATCATTAAGAAATTCACAAGTTTGGTATTGGTATTATGATGTTGGCCCTGAGGATAGAGACGCTTGTTTGGCCGCAAATCCTGATATTATTAAACTACCTTCAGATGTACCTATGAACTCAATTGCATGGGCGGATTTAAATGAACCGGCACAACAATGGGTTAGAAGATATTTTGTAGCAGGATGTAAAGAAACATTAGCCAAAGTAAGAGGAAAATACTCAGGAAACTTAAAAACACCTGATTCTGAATTAACAATGGATTACGCTTCATTGGCAACTGAGGGTAAAGATGAAAAAACAAAACTTATTGAAGAATTAATTGGTGCCGACGGTAGATTGACAAGATTACGTCCTGAAAAAATAATGGAACGAGAAGCATTAATTGCTGAAAATCTAAACAAACAAATGAAGTTTAGAGCGTTCCCAAGAAATATGTATGTTATTTAATTTATGAGTGTTCAAAAATCAATTCCGATGAGAAGAGTCATCGGAAACCAAGTATTAACAACTTCTGAAGTATGTATGATTTCGGATGAAAAATATACAACTGAAGGTGAAAGTGTTGTAATTACAAAAGAATTAGATGAAATTGAAATTGTTTTAAATCATAACAATACTGACCATGTAATAGTAAAAGCACTTACTAATACAAAAATCAAACCCATTGAGGGTTTGATTGATGAAGAGTTTAATGAAATTAATATTGAAAAGGGAGCTTGTGTTGAACTATACTACGCATTTGGTTCTTGGTTTATAGTTTCATCAGACGGGTTGAAACAGTATTAAACCATTTCTTCCCATCCTTCTTCCGCTAATTCATAAATGTATTCAGGGTCAATTCCTCGTTTACCCCAATACACCATTTCTTGGTCTGTAATAGTTAACAAATCTTCAATACTATCTTGGTCGGCAGGTTCAAAAGGAACACCATTAATTAGTTTACATTGTTCTTTGGTAAATAAAGCTCTGTCTTTAGGGTCGGTAACAATTAGATTATTTCTAACTTCTTCATTAAACACAATTAACAAAGGTTCAATTCTTTTATTAAATGTAACAATCGCTCTAGCTACGTTATATTCACCTGTCATATCAGGATTTGATTCCAATTCAGATGGGTCAAGACGATAACAATTAAGTTTTACATACGATTCAACCATTTCACGAGGTATTTTACCATATCCTTCCATCATATTATCCAAATCAGATTGTGACCATCCTTTTTTAGGTTTATTAACCTTTTGAACGTCACCATGTGATGCTTTCACACCATTGTTCACATAGAATATCACATCACCTAAACTAACCGCAATTCCATCTCTCATTGCCAATTCCATATGAGCCATACGAGACATTTCATTACCGGCCTTGGTCTTTTCCTTTGAACGTTTGTTATAATCATCAATTGATAATTTAACTTTCGCTCTTTGGGCAATCTTCATTAAAGGAATTTGTTGGTTAAAGATTACTTCTAAATATTCATAATACCACTCAACAAATGCTTGTCCATTACCTTCTAACAACATCTTAATTCCTTTATCCAAAAAGTCCTCAATGTAAAGTGGTAATTTCTTACTCTTGATTGAGTTACCTGTGAGTTTAATCTTACCATTATGTTCCATTGTTGCGTAGTTCTTACGAGCAATGTTCATACAGGATTTCCAAGTTCCATCACAATCAAGTCCCATAGCCCCTTTCATAAACATATCGTTAAACTCGGCAACATCAGCGTCGTAACCTGTGTATTCTTTACCTTCTTTAACTAACCAATTTTTACCCTTACCGATGTATCTTCTATCATCAACACCACCTTCAGGTAACGAGAAATTCATACCATCCGTATCACATACAAGTGGGGTATATCCTCGTTTCATAAAGAAACGTAACATCTGACGAAGGTATTGTCGTCCTGTACAGGTAATCTGTTCACCCATATACATGTCACCCCAGTGATATACTTGTGGAGCGGATAACGCTCCGAACATTGAGTTGATGAAAATCTTAATTGGTAATTGTTTTCTGTCGTAAGATGTTGCTTGTTTTTTATCAATATCCTGATATTCTTTCGCCAAGTTTTTATACTTGATACGAGTATTACGGAAGTAATTTAACATTCCTTTCATTGCTCCTGTAATATCACAAGTTGGGAATACATCGTGAACAAGTTGTATTGACGGATAAAGTGATGAGAAGTCAAGTTTCAATACATCTGTTGAATAACCTACTTTAAGTAGTCGTGATAAACCACCAACAAATTCTGTCTTTTCATTCTTAGCAGGAATAGCCAACATGTGTTTATAAGACCATGCTCTCATTTGGATTTCCCATAATGTTGCAGTTCCCATTGTAGAAACCCTTTCATATGTTGTTGGAACCAAAGATGCAAGTAAGAATGAACCCTGATTGAATTCTTCATCAACCGTTAAAGTTTCCTCCAAGTCATCGTCAAGATATCGTTCAACCAAATCATCACCTGTTGTTTTGATATATATGTTTGAATGTTTAGAACACGCTTCGTCAATCTTTGGGTCAACCCCCACTTTTTTATATTTTCCGTTTTGAATGTTTAACCAAAACTCTTCTTTCTTTGCATAAAATGGACCAATATCTGTGTGGTCAATATAAACACGGTCAGGTGCTTCAGCCTTAATGTATTGGGTAATATATTTCAAACCCGCAGATTTGATAGATGAGTTGATTGCCTGAGCTCTTCTAACTGCGTGTAACGTATCAACAACGTTATAACCCCACATAGATGTCTGATTAAATCTCTCAACCTCATTTGCAAGTTTTAATAAACTTTCAGATTGTTTAATTGGATTGATTGGATTAAGAGTTTTGGCAACTTTCTTAATATCCAACTTTAAAGCTTTGGCTCTTTCAAATAACCAAAACCAGTCAAAGTTAAATCCGTTATAAGACGCGATGATACTTGGTTTAAGTTCATCTATGGTATTAAAAAATTTAATAATACCTTCTCTTTCTTGTTCTTCAGTTGAACACTCAATTACCTGACTAAAACCTTTATTGGTTTTCATTCCTATCATGAATATACGACCATCCTTTGGTTCTAATGCGGTCGTCTCTAAGTCAAATACAAACCTCGTAATACTGTTGTAATCGTCAAATCCCTTGAATAATCGTTTTTCTTTTGTAACCAAGAATTGTTCAACAGGTGGTAATATTAATACTAAACCTTTTGTTGTTTCACCCCATGGGTCAACACCACCATCTCTAAAAAATTGGATGAGAGAACGATATCCGTTTAAGGATTTAACCATAAAGGTTAAACCTTTTTCTAATCTTTCGTTACCATCAGTTCTTAATTTTTCAATGACAATTTTATGTTTTGTCATTGCCTCTTTTTGTAATGCTTTTGAGGATTTATAAAAATTTAACCCACGTAAATCACCTACCCAAGCAAATGGGATGAAGGTATCTTTTTTAATTTGTTTTCCGTGAATTGGGTGTTCGATAATTTTCCAAACACAATCTTTGACGTAATCGTATTCGACACTGACGATATATTTTTCGTCATCATTTCCCTGAAGGAAATTTTCAATTTCTTCGTTTGATATCATAAAATTTAAAATGGTGTATTTGCTTCCGAAATTAAGGTCGGAATTTACCTTGTATGGTAAGTTTAACCAATCAAATATTATAAGTCAAATTAAATTTAAGCTTGTTTCTGAATTTGTATTTTGTTTTCTGCGGTAAATGTTCTGGCTGAGAATGTGTAAAGACTTTCACCAGCGTAGTCTATAGTTTGATTTACACCATTACAATCCACATAATTTAAAGTTAAGTCAGGTGGTAATGTTTGACAATAAGTCGTCGCTTGGAAATTATAACAACTTGTAGATGAATAAGTTCCTAAATCAATTAAATCAAATCCGTCAGGTGATGCTGGACCTGATATCCATCGTGGCGGATAACTCGCGTAAGACACAACTGTCATATAACCAATATCACTAAGAGAACCTAAAGTTTGACTAACATAATTACCATTAATATCTCTATATTGAACAACCATACTTGATACTGAACAGTCACCATTCTTTTCATTACCAATCACATACATATTTAAAGGTTCCGCAGGTGATGGTGATGGAGTTAAACTAACTGTAGGAGTTACCGTTGGTGTTTTAGTTACTGTTGGCGTGTTAGTTGGGGTTGATGTTATTGTTGGAGTTTGTGTAACTGTTGGTGTATTTGTAGGAGTTTGACTTGGAGTTACAGTATTAGTTGGAGTTTGAGTTACAGTTGCGGTATTAGTAGGGGTTTGGGTTACGGTAGGAGTATTTGTTGGTGTATTTGTTGGTGTTTCAGTATTAGTTGGAGTAGATGTTGTTGTTGGTGTTGGAGACGCGTAAATTGTTGGAGTAACCGATGGTGTTGGCGTAATAGTTGGAGTAACTGATGGTGTTGGTGTGACGGTAGGTGTCGGTGTTGGTGTTGGTCTACTTGGGTCAAAACAAGTTAAAATTAAAGTTTGGTCATCCTCAATTAAATGTAAATAAAAGTTATTATAACAACAATTAGGTATTGTAGTATTGTTAACTGTAAATGGGAATGTCTGACCTGATGTAATCAAATATCTTGGATTTGATTCTGAAACATCATAATATAAATTAAATGTTCTATCGGCAAAAGTAGTTGAGGTAACTGTAAGATTATTACCTGAAACTAATAAACAAATATCGTTAATTAATCCGTCAGAACAATCGGGACATCCGTAGTCAAAAAGTAAAAACGGACTTTTTAAAATATCAAAATTATGTATAACTTCAGGATAACTTAATGGTTCTGTATACATTCTGAATTGAGAAATTGCACCATCAAACGTTCCACCAAAAGTTGGTTCTAATAGTATATTGGTTGTTAAACCTGATAATGAAGTTCCTGACAATGTTTGATTTGGCATAACCTCAGGGTCTTGCATGTATGTCAATCCTGTTAAGGTTGTTGGACATCCGGTAAAAGTTAAACTCTCTCTTAAACCTTGTGTTCCACCACCCCAAGAAATATTAAATGGAACACCTAATTGTTTTTCTTTTTCTGTATTTAGAGCTCTTGGGATTACCTCTTCAAATCCGTTAATAACATAGAATAATCTTCCGTTAATATAGATTTTTAACACACCTAATCTATCTTCTCTCTCAATTAACCATCTTTCATTTAGGTTAACTATCTCAACTTGTTCCGCAGGTGTTGAACCTGTATGTGTTATTGGTGGTTCGATTAATAATACGGTATTATTTGATAAACTATCAACATATTCTGTATCACTAATTAGTCCTAACCCTCCTCTGTAATATAAATCACAAGTATCAAAATAAGTACTTCTTTCCCACACACAATCTACTAAAATCCAATGTTCTTTTGTTGTATAATCAGAATTTAAACTTTCACAATAATCAAAAATTTGATTTGATGAACAATATTCAGTAATAGTATATCCTGTTTGATATGTAATACCTGTTGTTGGACAAGTACCAGTAGTGACACATCCACCTGTAAATGTTAATACTTTAACACAAACTTTTGGATTTTTAGGGTCACCTGATAACCTCAATGAAAATGAATTTGACATTGAATCGTATAACGGGTCTTTGTCACTATTTGGAACTTGGGTGGTTGCGTTACACCCACAATTACAATCTGTATTATGTTGTGGACTATAAACCAAAGGTTCATATACTTCAACACATCTTGAATTGGTCACACCCGTGTTTGAACAAGCACAAGTTTCTAAACATCCACTTAAAACACTTGTAACTCTTGTGTATCCACTATCTGAAGATGGTGAACCTGATGCGTGATGGTAGAATTTATTTTCAGCTCTCGCCCCAAAGTAGAAAAAAGTATTTTCATTTTCAGGATATGTTAAATTTAAAGTTGTTTGAGATGATGTCGGCGCAAATTCATCAACATATCTTGGTCTAATTAACATTTCAACAGTCCATCCTTCGTTTGTTCTACTTGGAAATGTTTCGTAGTCATATCCAAACAATCTAAAGAAACCTTGATAAAACCCTCCATACAATTGATTGTAATATGTAATAGTATAACCTGATTCTGAAACCATATTATACAAAGTTTGTTTTGTATTTCCTGAAAATCTTTCGTTTGGAGGATTCGTATATCCAGTTACCTGAAATAATTTTGTTCTTCTATCAAAATAATATCTATCCCACTTACTTGACCCAGTAAATAAACCCATTGTGTAATTAATTGTTTCACCTGTCATCTGTGGTACTAAACCATTATCTATGCCTGTTAATCCAATATCACATAATGTAGATGCGGTTAAACAATTTAAATCATCATTTAGTGGATTGTAATAATTTAATGAAACTAAAGTATTACCTGATAAAAAATCACCATAGTTAATTGTTAGTTCTTGTGATGATAAAGGATTATTTAAATCAAAATAAATAGGTAATCTATTACCATCATTATAACCAATAAGATTAGTTGAAAATACAACTTCTTCGTTATAATCTTTTTCATCCGATGCTAAACAAATGTCAAAAATTTTTGGGACAGGTTTAACATACCACTTTTTAAAATTGAATTGATTTATATTCTGTTGAGCCATTCTATTGATAAATAGTTAAATCCAAGTATTTATATGTAAAAAGCCAAATGGAATTTAATAAAGAATATTTTAGTTCACCATATTACTTCTATATCAAAGAGGGGAAGCAAGATATTTCTGTATATTTTAGTGTTTCTAATACATTAACTGAAGCCAGAAAAAAAGATGAAGTTGTTAAATTCGACAAGAAAGATAAAAAAGAGGTTGAAAAAACAATTTCAAAAATTCAAAAAGAAAAAAAATTAAAAAATAATTCTGACGTTAAAAAAACTTTAAATAAGAAAAAAGACGAATTAGAAGAATTAGTTGATTATGATGGAAGTTTTTTAAGTTCTAAAATTCCAATTTTTAATCCTTATCTTTCACCAAAGAGTACAATGGACCAGGAGGTTGTTGCAACAAGACAAACAAACAATCCTGTTACTCGTGGATATCGTGTATATTGGGGTGAGGGTGAGGAAGAAACTGACGAGGTAATTAATGAAACTGACTTTTCAGATGCATTTGGATATGAAGAAACAAAAGACAAAAATGGCCCTGAAACTTTCAAAACATTTGTTAAAGAGTTAGGTTTAGATAAAGAAGAGGCGGCTGAAAGAACAAGACAACAAGGTAAAGAACCTGACGCTAAAAAACATAGACAAAAATTAGAAAGAGTTCCCAAAAAAATTAAAAAACAAAAAGGTTTTATTGATAGAATGACTATTTCTGAAAAAGAAAATTTGGAAGAAGAGAAAAAAGAAATGATGAAAAAAATGGTTGAAGATATAGTTCTTAAGAAAAAATCAGGTGACAAAGAAATGGGTAAGAAAAGTGGGTTGAGTAAAGTCCTTATGAAAAATTTAGAAAATATTAAAAAATTGGCCGACAAAGAAGGTATTGAAATAAATGACTTGGTTAAAATACTTAAGAAATGAATAGTGAAATGTATGGAAATACATACGAGGTTCCTCACAACGTATTATCGTCTTTAGAAAATTTTAAAGACGAAAAAACTATTCATAATATTTTTACAAATGGATTTTTAACATATCAAAATATGAAGAAAATACTTCATGATATTGATAATGGTAAATTTGGTAATAAAGATTTAAGTACTTTAAAATCATTTATAACACAAAATTTAGATTCAGATAGAGGAAGTATTAAGAGACAAAAAAGAGATGCTTCGGATTCAGGAATGCAAAACCAATATTTATCAACACATAGAAAAGATAATGTTAGGGATTTAAACAGACCTTCTAAAAGTCATCACTCTATTTATGAAGATTACAATAAAGAAGTTGTAGATAATTTAAAAAGAATAAACGAAATAATGAAAAAATTATAAAATTATGGCATCAAAAGTTCCAATAGATTTAAACCAACCAGATAATACTTTAAGTGCTATTGCCGAAAAAGTTAGAAAAGACTTGGTTACAAGAAATGATTATAAATCAAATGCTAATGAATATGGTGTAACTAATCCTGACGCTATCTCTGATGGTGACGGTAAAGGAAGAGGAACAGGAGTATTTTTAGATATATTTAATGGTGGTACATCTACAGACCAAGTTACTAAAGTTGATAATATTAAACTAAACAAATACAGTTCAAAAAATCCTTATAATTCACCTTCAACAGAATGAAGCTTTACAACGTCATAAAACAACTTATTTTTGAAGCAAGTAGTGAAGAAATTACTAATGCAATAAAAAATAGAAATGTTGCAATAATTTACTATGACGGAGAAGATAACGGTGGTAAGGGACTTCGTGTTATTGAACCTTTTTGTTACGGAACATCAAAAAGAGGTAACAAAGTAATAAGAGCATGGGAAAGAGAAGGTGCTTCACACACCGCAACAATAGGTGACCAACCATTACCAGGTTGGAGATTATTTAGGGTGGATAGAATTGGAAGCTTTTCATCTGACCCACGTGAAAAATTTGATGTAATAAGACCAAATTACAATCCTGAAGATAAAGGAATGGTCGGATTAAGAGTATGTACAAAATTTGAATTAGAAAATGAATGATTTAATGCAAAAACTAATGTTGTCTAAAGAAATTATGAATAGACACGACGAAATGGACAAGGGAAGTTCATCTAAAAGGTCATCATCAACTCAACAATTAGTTAGAGAATATGATGAGGCTCCTATACCCGCAACTTATAATATACCACAAGAATTTTTAGCACAAGAACAACCAAAAGCAGTTGCCCCAAAAGTTATGACAGAAGATAGAATAAAAAATTCTAAACTACCTGACGCAATCAAAAGATTGATGATGGAACACCCAATAGACCAACCACAACAATATCAGGCAACAATTTCAGATGATGTTATTGAAAAAGCCGCAAGACTAATGGGTAATAACAAAACCCAAGTTGCAGAATCAAAAAAACAAGAACCATCATACACATCTAACGGATTATCTGCGTCGGATATTAAAAAAATTGTAAGGGAAACGGTTGAAGAAGTTTTAAGTGAAAATGGACTTCTTGTTGAGTCTTCTCAAAAATCAAATGAAATTATGACTATCAAAGTAGGTAAACACATTTTTGAAGGTAAAATTTCAAAAGTTAAAAAAGTTCAATAAAATTAAATACACTAAAAATTTTGTCCTCCTTGTGAGGACTTTTTTTTTGTTATAGTTGAATTATAAATGTCTTTCTATTAT